GCACCTCTTTTTTCCATTATAAGATCTGCAAATGGGCACTCTGATTTTTCTTCTATTGATAAAAATACTTCGTAATTTTCTTCCCTATCAGATTCACTAGAATCTTCGTTTATTTTCTTTAAAGAAAATACAGAATTTCCAATGCACTTACAGGCATCTGGAATTGGAAGTCCAAAAGGACATTGTTTGTTTTTTCCTCTAATCATGATGTTTTTACAAAAAATATTAATAGTAGTTAAGATAAATATTTTGACAGCATCTTATTTTTTATAAGATACTCTGAATAAAATCCAGAAAGAGGAATTAATTTGAATAATCCAAGATCAAATATATTTGATATTGCCAACTCAGAATTTGATTCAAATGCAATATTTATTTCATTTGTAATATAATTTGTTGTTAATCTATTGTTTAATATAACTTCAGAATTATCTCTAACATAATCAACTATGCTGCTGTCTATTGACAGTCCATATTGAGATGATAATTTTATTGCCCTAAATATTCTTCTTGGATCATTTTTTATTGTTATTTCTGGTGGTATTGGTGTTCTTAATATTTTTGACTCAATATCTTGCATTCCTAATCCAGTTGGATCAAATATATCTCCTGTCTCAAAATCTTGATGCATAGAATTTATAGTAAAATCTCTAGAAAAAGATTCGACATACTTTATTTTTTCTGGATGATTTTTTTGAACCCATTCTTTTACCATTGGATGCTGATTGCTTAAAACACCAGGAGAAAAATCTATACCATTTCCATTATAAAAAACTCTAATATGTTTATCTTCAAACATTTTAAAAGAAGCTTTTTTTATAAAAGAAAGAAGAATGCCGAGCCTTATACACTCACTTGACAGGGTTGTAATATCAATATCTCTATTTTTTATATTTTCATTTAAAAGATAATTTCTAACAATGCCGCCAACAATATAAGGCCTATCAATAGAATATTGGCCACTTAAACTTAAAAGTGTACTAAGAAAATCATTATAATCTTTTAAGTAATCAACTACCAATTTATCCTACCTTATTGTGGTGTCTGTGGTGTAATCTGCTGTTGTGCTGGCTGCTGTAGTTCTTGCTCTGCCTCAGCTCTTGCCATTTCCATTATTGCCTTATTATTTGATAACATACCTAGCATTTTTGTTACTCTGGTTAGGGCATAAGAATAAGATTCAATTAGCTTGCTCTGTGCTTCAGCTAACTCAGGAAACATTGATGCAATACCAATCTTATCTAGCATAATATCGAATTCTGCAAGGTATCTAATTACACGTCTATCTGATAGAGTTCCAGCAATCTGCTCAAGTTTTTTTGATGCGTCATCAACGTCAATATCGCCAGATAGAATCTGATCGTATTCACCCTTTGCTGGCCCAGGAACTGGCTCAACATCGCTTAATATTTCTTTTCCTTTTTCAATATTTTCTTTTTCCTGCTGCTTCTTTTGAAGCTGATCTGGAGATATTTCTTCTTGTGCTACTGTAGGCTCTACTACTGGAGTCTCAACTGGAGCAACCTCTTCTGGTGCAACTGGTGGTGCTGCTTCCTGAGAATACTTATACAATACGGAGGCACCATCATTAAATCCAAGCTTCTTAAGCTGATTTGCTGCACGGAAACTCACATCGGATGCTGTTGATTGAAGTCTTATTTTCCCAACCTGAATATCCAACTTGTTTAAAACCTGAGATATTTCTTCATACTTCTCTGGCTCAACATAATCTTCACTTTCTTTTAAGATCTTATCAACTCTTCTTAGGGCAGTATTAAATTTTTTCTTCCAGTTTTTATAATTTAATTTTTTCTCACCCTGTTCTTTTGCACTATTTACTTGCTTATCATGATCCAATACATAGTCAGCCCCAATATAGTTTGAGGTAGAGGTATATGCATCACCAGTTGCGCTTAATGGAAGTTGATATGATGCAGTCTTTACGTTGTATCTCAAGTGCTCTCCTTGGTTATAATATTTTAACCAATTTAAAAAGTTTTTCTTTTCTTCTTCATCTTTAAAAATATTACTAGAATATTTTTTTACAGCATCGTTATAGTCTAAACCATCCCTGAATGTCGATTCATAAATGCTATGAACACATGCTGCCCATTTTTGCAAATCATACCCAAAGAATGGATCTTTAAAAAAATAATTCTCCATCATTGGATATGCTTTCTTTTTTATTTGATTATCTCCAATTAACAATGAAGTTACAAAAAAATAAAAATCATTTTTTGTATTTAGCTTATTTATAATATCTTTATTTTGCCAGGCCTTTTTAACAAAAGAGCTGTGGTTTTTGCCAATCAAATTTCTTGATGCAACTTTTAATTTAAAATAATTTTTTATTTCAGATTCATCTACATCTTTTGGTAGATTTTTTAAAAAATTATCAATTGGATGATTATATTTTTTCATGTACTTATAATTTTTCTATTAGTTCATTTACTTTTTTAAGATAAACATTCTTTTTTGCTGGATCGAGTGAATTAAAAGCAGGATCTCTAGATATACCTTCTAATGCTTTTTTTATAAAATCATTTGATAGCTCTGGATCTGTATATCCAAGTTTTTCTTTTATCCAATTTCTTATTGATATTTCACTATTTAAATCAGATATTTTTATCATAATGCTACCAGCTGGGGCATTGGAATTTTGACTAGACTTCTTCTGCATCTGACACCTCTATTAAGTATTGATTATATTCTGGAGAATCATGTTTTAAATTAGACATTCTATAGTTTAATCTTTCCATAAAAATTAATATAAGTGCAGGATCCATATCTTTTAAAACATCAATAACTACTTCTTTCATTATTTTTATTTGATCATTTACAATATTTACGTTTAGATTATGTTCAATTTTTTTATCGGCAAATCCTTCAATATACTTTTTCCAATCCTGCATGATTGATCTCATCATATTTAAATATTCTAAAAATACCCTATCATGCTTTATGTTTCCACCGGCAGCAACTGTATTGTAATAGAACTCCATTCTTGATGAAATAAGCCTTTCCATTTCAAGAAGCTTTCTTTGAACGTCCATTTCATTTGATACAATTTCATTTATCTTTTTTTGATACTCAGAAGAATTTGATACTGCTAATTTTAATTCATTTTCTTCTGATATTAGATCATCAGATTTCTTTTTTGACTTTATATCTTCAAGAAGATCTCCCTTTATATTTAGATGCTCTGATCTAAATTTTTGCAAAGTCATATATGATATGTGGAGTCTTCTTTTTTTTGGATATTTCTTTTTTAACCATGCATCAACCTGCTTAACTGATTCACCGTTAAGCAGCATTTTTATTATTTCTTCTTTATCTGGATGTCTAGCTACTTTGTTTGATTCCATTTTTTTCCTAAAAAAATAAGCCCATGAATAGGCTTATTTTACGAAATATCAGAGTGTTTTATCTTGAAAAGATTTTTGTCTGATTTGAGACAGATGTTGGAGAGAAAGATCTTCCATCACTTGTCTTAAAGCCCTCGTTGTAATTGAATACCTGCTTGGTGTATGGATTTACCCTTACACCGTCAGATGGAACTGCTGCCTGAACTCCTGGCATATCTGGAGCGTACCTTGTTGATAGTGAGTGATTTCCCTCGGAAATAATTGGCTTATAGTCTGGATGCTCGCCAAATACACCATATCTTTTTTCTGGATCTACTTTTGGAAGATCCATTTCGTCAAGAATATCAAATCTATTTTTGTATTCAATTACATTATTTCTTGGCTCCTGAAGAATTCCAGTGACCTGTGCAACCTTGTATAATCTTTCTAATGCTTTTGCTCTTTCTGCTTTGTTCATTTTTAGCTCATTACAATCTTGCTTGTTGAAATTACAGTGCCTTCGATTGAATCAAGTCCTCTTTTTTCATTTCTGAACTTTGGAACTGGACGACCCCTTTCATCAAAGGCTATTTTGCTGAGGGGAAGACCAAGCTTTGGACAGAACCATTCTACAGAGTTTCTTGTACGAATTAAATCACCACGCTTTACGGCTTCTTTTATAAGATCCTGGTTGAATGACTGTGATGCTGTCTTAATCATCTTCTGGAAGTCTTCTAGTGCCATCTTAAATCTTTCTGGACCAAACTTTGTGCCTATTGTAGATAATGCGTCTTCTGAAGCCTTATAATCCTTCTTTGCAACGCCATCTATAACAACATCCATAAGCTGAGCATAAGATAGTTTTCCTAGTTCGTCTGACTCTCTGGAGAATGCGGCATTATTTACCTGTCTTGCTCCAGCTAAAAATTCTGAATAACCAGAAGTTGAGAAGTCATATTTTGAATTTCCTGATGCAAACTCTGATGGCATAAGAACCTTCTCTCCTACCATCTCAACAGGAACTACAAAACTTCTCTCTCCTGCTGATGTTGCGGTCTTTACCATGAAGGACATGCCTTTCTTGCTTGTTCCAGAGAACTTTACCTGAGCTCTTGCACCCCAAGATGAAACTTCTGTTGATACAACAGAATGTGCTAGCTTAATCTGTGCTGGAGAGTATTTTGATGAGGCAAGAAGGACCTCTTCTGACATTTCAAATTTCTCTTTTAATCCTGTTGGTGCAGCAACAGATGGAATTGATACAGATTCAGTCTGTCTAAGATCTGCATATTTAGAAAGATTTGTGTCTTTCTGTTTTTTCTGTGCAGTCTTTAGTGTTACAAGAACATTTTCTTTATTTAGCTTTACAAGGTTACCTTCAGAAACAACTTCGGATGGAATTCCAACAGCTCCATTAGATACCTGAACTGGTATACTGACATAGCTTGTTGTAAAATCTGGATTTTTGTAATAAGCATTACAAAGTATGTAGTGGTCATTTCCAGTTACAGTCTTTACCATATCTGGCTTAATTCCCATTGAATTAAGCTCTAATGTAACTAGTCTTTCTGCTTTCTTTACTAAGTTCTTATTATAAGTTCCAGAGTCATCATTTGAGCCAAATGAAAATAATACTGAGAATGCATCAGATAGCGGAGTTGTACCGGTTAATGATACTGCCTTTTGCATATCTGCTGCTGTCTTTGATATTTCTGTTTTCTTTGGCTCTGGTAGCTTTCCATAGCCATCACGAAGTAAGTCGCCAAGCTCGTCACGAAATGCAGTTGCTCCACCGGAAATATTTGAGAACCTATCATAAAGAGAGGTAATTTCATTTTGTGTTATATATTGCTGTCTTGAAGCAACTTTTTTAATAACACTTCTCATATTTCCAATTACTTGGTCTTTTTGGTTATTTTCCCAGGCAGTATCAAATCTGCTTAATACATAATTACTAGGATATTCTCTTCCTATTTCTAATGAGCGTAGAGCACTTTCTGCTTGTTTCTTTAAAAGTTTTAATGACATAGTTTTCACCTAAATAAATTTTTTCAATTCTGGAAAAGTTGAGACAAGAGCTTCTCTTTTTGTATGAGGCTGATCATTTAGAAGTTCTTTTACAAATGAGTTGTCAGAAGATGTTTTTTCTATCAATGCTGATTTAAAAATAGAAATATCATCAGATGAAAATCCATATTCATCTGATGAGAATCTTGTTATTGGAATATTCTTATATGACAAAGTCACATTTCTTTTGTCATAATCAGAGATTACTTCCCAATCTCCATTTTTTCTAGTCTCAAACTGTGGGTTAGATGCTCTAACTAAATGTGGTTTGCCATCAATATCTTGTAAGGCCCACAATCCATCATATGGATCATCTGCAACCTTAAATCTATCAAAAGCAACCTTTTTAAATGAAATAGATTTACTTATTTCAATTTGGTCTTTTACGCCCAAATCTGAAGATTGTTTTTTTGCAAGCTTAATTAAGATATCGTCTAAATAACTAGACATATGGAAACCTCTGAAGATACTTTGCTTTATTAATAGAAAGAGTTTGCATGAAAATATAATATAATTTATATAATTAATAGTTTAATCAATCTTCTTTCTTAGTGCTTCCATTTCTAGCAATATTTCCTGTATTTTTTCATTATTTTTGCAAATTTTTTTTAATTTTTTAAAAATACCACCATATCTTTTTTTATCATTTCTATAATCAAGATTGCCACGCAAGGCTTTGTGAACCGCAGATTGAGTTATTCCAAGGTGCTCTGCTATCTCATTTTGTGTCTTGCCCATAAGAATCATAAATAAAACTTTTTTTTGATGCTCAGTAAGCATCTCACTATTTACAACAGAGTAAACTTCTTCAAGAAGTTTTTCTCTTAGGTCTAATAGCTCTTCAGAATAAGAATTATCAGATAAAATTCCGCCTATACCTTTTTCTTCTGAAAAATTATTTAGTTTAGATTGATCAAATGCAACCTCAACTATTTTATACTGATAATTCTTACTTTTTAATTTCATTACCACTCCATTGGAATAATACTCTCTATTTCACTATGAAAGTCATCGAGAGATTTTTTACTATCTAAAAAGTACTCTCCCGCATCTTTATAATCTAATGGAAGTTTCAAAAATCTAAGTTTTATTCCTTTATTTATATATTTATTATAAATGGCCTCTGCAGATTTCTGTCCAGGCTCATCTCCATCTAAAAGGACTGATATTTTATCAGTATATCTTGCAAGCTTTACAAAGTGATTTTTTGAAAATCCAGTTCCGCATACGGCCACAGTATTTTTTATGCCAGCATCATACATGCTGATTTGATCAAAGTAGCCCTCAACAACATATGCGTTTTGATTTAGTAGAATGTCAGCTCTTGCAAGATTTAATCCAAATAAATAGTTTGTCTTTTTAAATTTTGAATTTTTATACTTTGGAATTCCAACTATCTCTCTTTCCTCACTTGAGAGCATACATCTTCCGGCCATTGCTACTGGCACACCATAATCATCATAGATTGGAAATGTTATTGAATAATAATTTGAAAACTGACTGCTGCCATCATAATCCATGAGACCAGCTGATTTCAAAAAATCATCAGAAACATAATTTGTAAGTTTATTTATATTTCTTGGAAAGAAACCAATCTTATACTTTTGAAAAGCATCAACGGAGAGATTTCTCTCTCCGAAGATATAGTCCTTTCCAAGCTTTGTTTTTTTGAGATTGTCGTGACAAATCTCAATTAGTTTTGTTAGCTCCTGGACCTCGTTCATCTGACTCCTCTAGTTTGCTTAGTGTGGGTGAGATTTTTTCCATTGCATTTGCCATTATTTCGCTAATTAAGATTGTACAGTTTTTTGTCTGGCAATCCTTTCCGTATGCTACTCCATTCACCACAACAGTCTCTACTTTTTTATGGCAGTTCTTGCAATCAAACATAAATGCTTTTTTTGCAGGAGTTACAATATCTTTATTTTGTTTCATACTTTGCTTTGTAAATGAAGATATTCCAACAATATCATCACCACAAAGCTTGCATACAACCTCATTTCTTTCTACATCTAGGGATCCATCAGTTCTTCCATCTGACTTTTTACATCTTGGATTGCAGCTTACTAGCATCTTTACTCCATTACATCAAAAATTGTTTCTGTATCTTCTGCCATATCTTCATCGTCAGATGGTAGTGAGCCTTCTACCTGACCACTTAAATACTTTTGGCGACATAGATCTTCTACTCCGCCGAAGCAAGCTTCGTCCTTTAGATAGTCTACCATTAGCTGCCTGCTTGTAAATTTCTCATCACCAATCTCATATGTCCTGTTGTTTGGTCTGCTTATTACTCCACAAAGAACTGCAAGATCTAGAAGCTCCTCCTCTCTATTAATTAGTCCTTCTGTATACTTTATTGTATAGACTGCCTCACGGAATGGAGCGCCAACTTTATTCTTTTGAATTTTTGCTCTCACCTTGTGACCGACAACAACCTCATTATCATCTTCAATTCTGCTATCAGCAGAATTGATTGGTGCCATGTTGATCATTACACTGCAAGCGTGCTTTAGTGCTTTGCCACCTGGAGAATCCTCTGGATTACCATACATTACGCCTGGATTAACACGAACCTGATTGATGAAGATCATTGAGACGTTTGCTTCTGCAACAGCAGGAGTAAGCTTCTTAAGCTCTGTAGAGAGGAATCTTGGCATTGGTGCCATGTTCTGCTTGCCGATTGCAGCATCGACCTCCATTGGAGTATTCATTGCCGCTACAGAGTCAAGAACAATTAGTCCTAGGTTTTTAAACTTTGGATCCTCTCCTTCTTTTACAAGATCTAGAACTCCCTTGACGCTCTTTGAAGACTTGCCAGTATTTTTATTTACTGTAGTCTTTCCAAGAAGACCTTCAAAAATCTTTTTTGCATCATTTGTCTTGGCGACAATAACCCTCTTTGTATCGACACCAAGCTGCCTTGCCCAGCCTGCATCATAAGTATATTCTGCATCAATAAACATTACTGTATTCTCTGGATTCTCATCAAGCCAAGACTTCATGCATAGAAGTGATAGAAGGGTCTTGCCAGAGCTTTCCTTTCCTGCGAGCTGAATAATTCTTCCTCTTGGCATACCTCCAATTCCAAGAGCATAATCAAGAGAGGGGCTTCCAGTCTTAATTACATCATATGTTCCTACTGTTTCAATATCGCCATCTAGATATAGAGTATCTTCTCCAAAAAGAGAAAGGATATCCTTTTCGCCTTCGGTTGGCTTTTTGCTGCTCATTTTTTCTCCAGTTTAATACTTGTGATTGAGGTTTGTATCTGAGGGTGGACGCCAGCCAGCGGGAGGTTGCCAGCCGGATGGTTTCTCTGGATTTTCTGCCATCACTGCTTCTGTGTTTATTAGAAGTAGTGCAGCACTAACTGCATTTTTTAGTGCTGTTTCTGTTACCTTTTTTGGATCTACTACGCCAAGATCTAGAAGATTTCCAACCTCTCCGGTGACTAAATTATACCCCACCCAAGGATCGTTATGGTTGCCAATTTTTGCCAAAATATCTTCTGGAGAAATATAGCCATTCTCTAAAATCTGTCTGAATGGCTTTTGGCAAGCTGATATAAGAACCTTCGCTGCTGGTCTAAATTTCTCTGGAATTGATGAAATATCAATTGAGAGTGATGCTCTAAGTAGAGCAGTTCCACCTCCAGGAAGTATACCGCTCTCGATTGCTGCCTTCGTAGCGCATACGGCGTCTTCTACCCTATCACCCTTCTCGCGAAGCTCTGCCTCAGTGGAGTAGCCTACGCATACAACTGCTGCCTTGCTCTGGAGGAAGGCGAGCCTTGCTCGCACATCCTTTCTGTCGGTATCTGATATTGCAGTATCAAGAGTAGCGTTATAGATTAACTCCTTCTCCTTAATTGCTGCTTCATTTTTTGCACCACTAATTATAGTGGTATTGTATCTTGTTATATTTATCTTCTTTGCGAAACCAAGAGATTCTACTGTTGCTCCAGATAGAGGATTTCCCTTGTCTTCTGAGAAAACAGAAGTTCCAACAAGAATTGCAAGATCATCTAGCCACTGATCGTTATACTTTCCAAAGTTTGGATACTCAACAGCAACAGCATTGAGTCTGCCGGATCTTCTATTTACAACAAGAGTCTGTAGTGCCTCCTGCTTTATTCCTCTCGCAATAATTAAGAGTGACTTGTTTTGCTCATGTACTCTAGAGAGAACCTGCATAAAATCCTGCATATGTGTCATTTCTCTATCACAGATTAGGACATATGGATTTTCAAGAGTTACAGGATCTTCACCAGCATTTAGAAGTGCTGGAGTGCAATACCCAGCTCTAATCTCTATACCGTCAGTTACCCTAAAGTGTGTATTCTTTCCTGGTGTTGCTTCTGCAGTAACTACGCCATTTTGACCTACAGCTTCAAATGCCCCAGAGATTGCATCGCCAAGTGAAGAATCATTATTTGCAGAGATTGTAGCAATGCTCTGAATGTCTCTCGTAGATGATACTGGTCTTGAAAGCTTATTTATCTGATCTAAAACCAAAGATAGTGTATAGTTGATTCCATCTCTAAAATAGATTGGATTTACGCCATCTTTAATTACGGCTACTCCTCCACCGAGTATTTCTGCGGCCAAAACAGTTGCCGTTGTAGTTCCATCACCAGCAACATCGGCGGTTCTTCCAGATACCTCTTTTACCATCTGAGAACCAAGTTCTTCTATTGGATCGTCAAGAACAACCTCTCTTGCTACAGATACTCCGTCCTTTGTAACTACAGGTGCTCCAACTGATCTGCCCATAAGAACATTTCTTCCGTATGGTCCCATAGTTGTAGCAACGGTTCTTGCAAGCTTATTTGCACCTTCAAGAACTCTATTTCTTGCTTCTTCTCCATATAAAGTAATCTTAGACACCTTTAACTCCTATTTATTTTGATTTACTATTGCGTGACAAAACGCAACCGCAATAGCGTCAGCCTGATCAAAAGATTCTGTACCTATGTTACCATTTTTATTTACTCTTGGTGTAAAATTAGAAAATGTTGATTTTATAACTTCAAATATTTGATCTTTTGATATTGACTTGTTTTTTAAATATTTTGAAATTGTAGATCTTATGTTTGCTACAGTATATTTATCTGTTTCAATTCCAATTGAATCAAGCGATGTTAGTGACATCAATTCATTGAAAAATGAAAGAACTATAATTGTTCTTGCGCTACTTCTGCCAGCACTAAATCTATTTGCATACATTTCAACTGCCACGGCATCTGGAGATTCTGCCTTTAAAAGCTCCCTTACTTTTTTTGAAGCCTCAAGACCCCTGAACGCAAGAGAGCCTTTATCGGAACCTGGTGGCTTTATATGCCCATACTTTATAAGGTTTATACTATCCTTATCAAACTCAATTATTCCATAACCTATTACAGATGAACTAACATCTAATCCAATTACTTTTTTCATAGGTTATGATACTGCAAAAATAAAAAACGCGCACATGCGTGTTTGCACATGTGCGCGTTTATTTTATAAAAGACTACTCAAAGTCAAAGTCAAAGCTCTTTGAGGAAGATGCAGTCTTCTTTGCTGGAACATCGTCATCTTCGTCTCTAGCAGAAGATGTAGAAAATCCGAGCATTTTTGATACTTCATCAGCAGGCATTGGTGAAATTAACTTATCAAGATTGATTCGATCATTAAAGTCAATGAACTTCTGCTTAAAGGTTGACTCAAGTGATTCCTTTGGATTTGGAGTTACTGAGTATAGTGGCTGCTGACCCTTTGGTCCACGGTTAATTGAAATATCATATCCGGTTACCTTACCCCACTTTGGATTATTGAAAAGAGTCTGAATACCCTTGTAGATTTGGTTTCCAATCTCAAGAAGCTTGAACTCATTATCTGAGCGATCAAGTACCTTGATAATCCAGTTTGGCTGACGACGGAAGCCAGCCTCCTCAAGCTTCTTAACTAGAGCTGGACTATTTGATGGACTTACAATCTTTCTCTGTGTTCCATCTGGAAGAGTTACCCAGTGAATATATGTCTGAACTGGATTGCCCATGATTCGAACTACATTTTCTCCCTCTTTTAGTCTCATGTAATCATTTTTACCGCCACCGCTCTTTGGGGATGGGAGGTCTGCTTCGTTCCAATCAATCTCGCCAGATACTACTTCTTTTGCCATTTTATACTCCTATTTTATGAATCAAATTAGAATCAGTTATTTCCAATCAATATCACCACAGATGTCTTTATTTTCCTGACTTCCACGGCTGCGGAACCCGTGATCGTCAGATTCATTATACTCCGGCGTGGGAGCAAAAGTTGAATAATTTGAGGAGGCCTCTATACCATAATCTCTCCTTAGGAATGATTTTAGAGAATAATGCCACATTGAAAAATACTTTATTTTATTTTCTAGCCATAGCTTGCAGACTTTTGCTTTTTCAAGCTCATCTTTAACTGCAATAACTTCATCATCAGATTGAATAAACCATTCTTTTTCTTTTGCGGTTTTATAGCCTGCATTTTTTGCTCTTATAAGCGCGGACTCTGCTTCTGCTTTGTCATAGGCTGTTTTCTTTATCGAAATCCATCTTTCAACCTGGATTATCTTTTCTTGACAAAGATCTTGCGCTTCGATTGTTGATACCAAGTAAAGCTCTGCAATATTTGCATCAATAACTTTTGTTTTTGGCAGAGAAGCTGCCAACCTTTGAATTTCAGTTATATCAAGGTTTTCTATTGAAAACTCCTTGGTATTTATTACCTCGCTGAAGCGCATCGTGCCTTCCTTCCTTCCCTTAAATAGTACGCGGCTCGTTATAGCGGAACTATTCTATTTTTGCTCCAGAGTTTTAATTCTCTCTTCAAGATCTGCTACCTTTTGAACGAACCTTTCTACCTGCCTCATTCTCTGGTTGAAAGATACATTTAGGAGAAAAAACAATACAGGCTGAGGGGTTGGTTTGTCTAGTGGTGGAGATATTCCGGCAATATTTCCGGCAAGATCGGTTTGGAAAAGACCCCTGAAAGAATCTTCTCCAAACATTTGCTTTAACCTCTCGTAATATTCCCATTCTTCTCTTGATAAAGAGATTCTTGTATTTGCAATTGATTTAAAATTAGACATCGTCAGATCTTGATATTCCCTGAAACTTTCTTAAAGTTGGAGATGTTTTATAAAGATGCTTTAATCTCTTTACTCTATCATCAACATCTTCATCTGAGTCATCAGAAGAATCTTCGTCATCACCATACTCGTCATCTGGTTCATTATCTGCAGATGACATTCTTCTCAGAGATCTGGCTGGAGTGGCCTGGTTATTACGATCTGCTATTGCTGCAATTCTTGCTATTCTTTTTGTTGGAAGTTTTGGTCTATCATCTTCTTCAGGGGCAGAAGAATTTTCTAATTCTTCACTATCATCAGACTCTGGCTCATTTTTTGTATTGTCGCTTACAGCGGAAAGACCCATTTCTTTCTTTAGATCAAATTTAATAAAAATACTTAGATCATAAATAAGGTTTTGAACTAAATCTTTATTTAGCTGTTCAGATAGTGATATCATAAATTCTTGAGCCTGAAGCTTCTTATTTATTGCTCCAATCTCATGAGAATCAAGATCTGATAGCAGAGTTCCTCCGCAAGAAGGACAAAAGTTTTTTACAAGTGCAAATCTCATCTTTGGCAGAATTTTAAAATTACATTTTTGACAACTTAACATGATGATTCCTCATTTTTAATTGTACTAATTTTTATATCTAATATTTTAGCTACTAATTTTAAAATTTTATATTATGAAAAATAAAATATTAAAATTATCAAAAATTCTTTTTAACCTAAATCTCAAAAAAGAAGCATCTGAAGTCTCCGAGCTTACAGCAGACAGCTCTCCAAGCAGGGTTGAATTTTCCGGAATATTAAAGCTAAGTCCATCAAATCCTCCTACCGATCTCCAAGGCTCCCTGTCTGGCTATTTTGAAGAACGCGGATTGAAGCCACTTCCTGTGGAAAAGCTACATATAACACTTTTGAATCAGGCAGTTTTAAAGCCATTTGCAAAGGATCTAAAGGGAAAGCCCTTTCCAGAATATGATGGATCAATAACATACGGAGATATATATTCTATAATAAGAGAAGACGAGGGAAAGGAATCTGTCTTTGTCGTAATTGAAGAACAGAGAGAACTTTCTGATTATATATCTAAAACACTAAGCGAAATGGGCATTCCTGCTGAACCAGAACCAAATAGAATCTATCATATATCCCTTGGTAACAAAACCGGCAATCCTCTCGACTCTGTTGGTCATAGCGAAGCAAAACCAATGAGACTAGAGGATTGCACAAAGATTTAGTTTCTAGACCTTTTTGATTCCAAAGACCTCTAGCATTTCAACTAGATTGAGTGATTTTTCTTCCATATATTCTCCAATCTCGCAGATTGCTTTAAATGGTATGCCATCCTTGAGGGTTGTAACATATTTCTCGTAATCTTCGGTCCATAGAGTTAACCCAATTGTATTTCCTTCAAGATCTTCAATTAGGTACTTTCCAAATTTCCTTCCGATATTTTTACCATTCTTGATCTTGAACTCTTTGCTGAGTGCTTTTACTATTCCCTCAACCTTGACTTTGGACTTAACCTTCATAAACTTTATGTCTTTAAACTTGAAGGTATCAGAGCCGCCCTTAAAGAATCCCTTGAAAATCTCGTGAGTATCTCCAGATAGTGTTCTTCCCATAACCTCTCTTTCGTTATAAAGGAATTCTTTTCTTTCCCACTCCTCCTCTGTTCTTCCAAGATCGGAATCCTTAATCATCTTGCCCTTCTTAATTGCGTTCTTTACTTTTGTTCGGTAAGAATCAAAGTTATCATAGATATCTTTTCTTGTTCTACCAAATACATCTAGAGCACCACAGGCAGCAAGAGATTGAATAGAGCCTTTTCCAATGAAGGGCTGAGATTCAATTTTGCAAGTCTTTGGTAGTGCGTTTCCTGTGCCAACCCAATCCATGGCTGGAGTTACAGTCTCTTCCTCTTCCTCAGTCTCGCCCTTGCAGATAATGCTGTTACCCTTTAGGAGAAAGTCACAGAAATCTTCAAATGGCTGGGCCTTTAGAAGCTGGGAGATTGCTGCTGGTCCAACTCCCTTTACTGCCGCAAATCCCGTTGCAATCTTCTTATCATCAATAACCTTGTAGTTCTCAGCTCCCTTGTTTATATCTGGAGGAGTAATTACAATTCCGAGTCGCTTACACTCCGCTAGGTATTCCTGTGCTCCATCTGAGTTTGGATCAGTGAGATTTAGAGTGGCACACATAAACTCTGTTGGATAGTGACACTTAAGCCAAGCAGTTTGAACAGAGATAATGGAATATGAAATTGCATGGGACTTGTTGAATCCGTAGCCAGAGAAGCTTGAAATCTCATGCTCCCAAACCTCTTGGGCTTCTTCATAAGTCATCTTTGAGTGCTCCATGCAGCCCTTAATGAAGTTTGCCTCTGTCTTTAGAGCTAGTTCTGGATCTTTACCCTTTAGCTTTGTTAACTTACGAAGATTATCTGCTTCATTTAGATCCCATCCAGCACAATCCCTTGCAATACTCATCATGCTCTCTTCATAGAGGGAAATTCCATAAGTATCTTTTAGTGCTCTCTCAAGAGTTGGATGAGTATATCTAATCTTTTCTATGCCAAAGCGACGTTGAATATAGGCCTTTCTCTGTTCTGGTGGACAGCTTGGACGACCTAGTGCATTGATCGCTGCAACAGTATCAACGTCTGTTGGCTTAATCTTCATACAAAGTGGTGATAGCGAAGACTCTAGCTGAAATACTCCAAGATTATCTCCCTTGGAAATCATCTTGTATGTCTTTGGATCATCAAGCGGAATCTCATCAATTCCAATCTTCTTGCCCGTTGTCTCCTCAATATACTTTAGTGTCTCAGAGATAATAATCAGAGTCTTCAGTCCAAGAACGTCCATCTTTACAAGACCAAATTCCTCTGCTCTTGTCTTTTCCCACTGAGTTGCAGTTACTGTTTCACCAGAGTCTTCATCGACACCAATTCTTAGAGGTACCATTTCATATAGTGGACGATCTCCAATCACCACTCCTGCGGCATGAACTGACCACTGACGAGTAAGGTTTTGAAGCTTTGTTGAAAACTCCTTTACATCAGGATACTTTTGCATAAATTTTGCAAATTCCTTATTTCCATCAATAGCCTCTTCTATCGTATGAACGTCTGGCATGATGGAAGTAAGGTGATTTGCGATTTCAAATGCAGAGGATTTATCACCACCAATTTCAAGAGATCTGGCAACGTCCTTTAGAACTACCTTTGGAGACAGTGTTGACCAGTTACTAATCTGGGCAACATATTCCTTTCCGTACCTTTCCTTAATATAGGCCTTAACCTTATCTGGGTGAGAAAAATCAGAGTCAATATCTGGGAAAGACTTCTTCTGCTTGTTGTGGAATCTCTCAAAAAGAAGGTTGTATTTGATTGGATCTACCTTTGTAATTCCAATTAGAAATGCAACAAGAGAGCCTGCTCCAGATCCACGGGCCGGACCAACAATAACGCCATTATTATTTGCCCAATTGATATAGTCCGCAACGATTAACATATAAGACGAAAAGTTATGCAGCTCTAATACAGAAAGCTCATACTTTACTCGATTCCAATAGTCTCTCTTTTTCTCTGGAGAGAAACCATCGGTGAATAGCTTGAAACCTTCTACGCAACGATAGCGAAGATATGCTTTATCCTCTGGCAGCTCCTCGCAATTCTCCTGCCACCATACTTTAAATTCAATATAATCTTGCTGGTGCTTTACTGGAAACTGCGGAAGAATAGCTCCACGAGACTTAAGATAATGAGGCTCTTCACAAGCTGCTGCAATCTTAAGAGAGTTGTTCATAGCGATTGTTCCAACATGATTACCGAAGAAATCTGTAATCTCATGGAATGGCTTTAGGTACATTTCCTGTACGCCATAACGGAAGCGATTTGGATCTGACAGTGGCTTCTTATCTTTAATCGCAAGCATCATATCGTGATATTTTGCATGATCACGATCAAGATAATGCGCATCGCAAGTAGCAACATATGGAATATCGTGCTTTCTAGATAGACCAATAAGTGTGTCGTTTAGCTTTACCTGATCTACATTTCCATCGTCTGTCTTAAGAGCATGTGGCTGAATCTCAAGAAACAACCTGTCCTTAAACACAGACTTTAATCTCAAGACATTTTCTTCAGCTTTATCAAGACGATCTTGAACGATATCTCTTGATAGAACTCCATTTGAACAAGCAGTAAGGCAGAAAATATCTTCATTGAACTCTTCAATGTGATTCCAGGAGATTCTTGGTGTAAGCTTACCCATATAACCAGATGCCTGATTGTTATAAGCTTCATAATTTAGACGAAGAATGTTCTTGTAGCCCCTCTCTGTCTTTGGAACAAGAACCATGTGATTTGACTTTTTCTCAGAAAGATCTGGAGCAAAATAAACTTCCATTCCTGGAATAAGCTTTACTCCAGTCTTCTGTGATGCCTTGTAAGCATCATAATGAGCAGTCATTGTACCGTGATCGGTAATAGCAATAGAAGGATGATCTAGCTCCTTTGCCTTCTCAAAAAGAAGCCCTACATCATTCATTCCGTCTAGTGGGCTACCCTGCTCTGTGTGGTTGTGAAGAGATACGAAAGGTCCGTTGGGCATAAAATCCTCGCCTTATATTGTACGCGAACGAAAAGAGCGGGAGAATTCTACTTCTCCCGCTCTTCTTTTATTTTTAAAAGGCCGTACTATTTTTCAATAGATTTTGCATGAGTTATTGCAATAACTTCTGCTACCTTGCTAACCGTCTCTAAAACATTTACTACAGTTCCATCTTTTTTGGTTGTAGTAAACTCCTCAGAGTAAACTGCATCTGGAAACATTCTGTTATATTCTTCTAGTGTTTTTCCTATTGAATCAGGAGCTTTTCTCTGTAATCCTTTTAGATTTCTTGCAGAAATACAGTGATGAGTTGTTCCAGATCCTCTTACTTCAAGCCATCCAAATTTTAGCATATTTGGTATATCAGCCCTTACTACAAGCCAATCATTTTGAATTGCTCTATCATATGCATCTTTTGCAGACTCTATGCTTTTGTGCTCTATATTTTCCTTTCTATCAGAATATGGATTGCTTGATATTCTTACTACTTTATCATACTTTGGATTTACCCAATGACTATGTTCCCTATCTATATTCTTTTGCATGGAAAAAACAGCAACACTTTCATTTTTTTCAAGATCAAAGTACTGAGAGCCACCAATAAGATATCCAGTCTCTTCTTCTATTTCTTTTGTTAGATCATCGGATACGCTTTCTACCAAATTAACACCATCTGAAAATTTTTGTGTTATAAAGTCATAAAAATCATTAGAGGTGCTTACCTGCTCTACTCTATTTATCATCTTATTACTCCTGATTACTCTGCGCTATTAGCGATCACTTCTGCTCTACAAGATCTGCAATGTGAGCGTAGATTGATGCTGTTACCTCAGGATCGATATCGGACTTAGCCATCTTGACGGCTTCCTTTACTTCCTTTAGTGGAACATTGTATTCATCAACAAAGTCTGCTACAACTCGCTTGCGCTCTTCACGAAGCTCTTTCATTTGAGCATCGAGTTCATTCAGCTGGCGAACCATTGAACGAACATTGTCCATACTGTAGTTGCCATTCTTTACTTCTGTCTTTGTGGTTGTTTCGGTAGATTCGGCGCTCATTTATTCTCCTAATTGTAGTAGTTCTTGGCGATTGTGTTTAGGTACGCTTCCCACCACCTGCGGTAGAGGGACGTTATTATAGTACCGTCATCATCAGTTGCGGACTGTGCAATCTTTCTCCAGGACAAATCTTTTCCAACCTTCTTTGTATCTGAGGTCCAAAGATCCCTAAATATCTTTAGGGTTTCCTCTATAAGTTCGTTTGGCCTCTGAATATTTGGCACTGATGTAGATGCTTTTACAATAGAATCAATTGATAGGACTTCCTCTCCTGAGTTTAGAGCAGCAGCCTTTCTTCTTGATTCAAGTACATCCTTATGATTCATTACCTCTTCTATTGTTAGTCTCTTTAGTTCATTTAGAATTTTTTGATTAATTTCTTCGCTTGTCAATCCTACTGATTCTGAAGTTATTCTTTCTTCAACATCGCCTCTCATCTGCTTTACTTTGTTTCTTGCTTCTTTTAATATTGCATTAAGAGCACTATTTGTAAGATCGTTTAGAGAATGAGTTAATTTTGCTGGGTATATTACATGAGAATCTGGGTGAACTGCATAATCAGATGTTTGACATGACTCTATAACTCCGCTTATCTTTTTATTTTTAACAGCAGATGCCTTTGGAGTTCCTAGCATATGAGTCTCTACATTATTATTTTCATCTAGTTGAAGATTAAAGAATTCTGCAACCTTCTTTAGTATATCTTCGTTTACATTCTTAGACCTTAAGAAGAATCCTGGCAGATCGAATAAATCTTCTACTGTAAATAGATTTTCTGCAATCTTAGTTTCTGAATGAACTGCAGATACTATATCCTGTAATCCAAATGTTGACTTTACAAATTCCTTATAGCTATCTATATCATCTGGATTTATTGGCCCACCAAAAGTGGTGTGCATTGCTGGATTATTCAACATTGACCAAATTGAATATGGATCGAGCAACCTCAAACAGAATGCCTGCTGACTTGTCTTCTTTGTTTGTTTTCCTGCAGATTTTTTGTCAGCCAAATTTATTGCAGAAACAGAATCAATCATTGGAGTCTGCTCCATATATATCTTATTTACCTTTTGTGCTGCATTATAAAGGTCACACAATAGGCCAAGTTTTTCCATAAATGCCTGCAAAGTTATATTTGATTCTTTTGGATAAGCAGGAAGAACAGACTCATATTTTGCAGGATATGCTGTACGCAATCCAGACGAAAGATCTATGCTTATATTTACAAGCGGAGATACCTCAGATATCATGTTCTGCAAAAACATATCCTCTGTTTGAACAGATATATTCCAGCTTCTTCTAAACTTTTTCTTTTTTATCTCAAGAAGTATAGACTCCGTTTGCTTAAACCAATTATATAATTCTGATAGCTGAATAGATATATATTTTAACTTTTGTACACATCCAGACTGAACTATTTTTGTCTTAACAACACCATTCTCATCTTTAAACTGTGGATCTTTTGCAATAAAGGCCCAAGAAATATTTAGTGGTGTCATTCCATCTCTTGGAATAAATATATTTGACTCTGTTAATGTAAAGCTATCTTTTGTATCCTGAATTAACTCCTTATCAATTGAGTTTACTGCTCTTGATATATTCTCATACTCTCCACCGACTGGCAATATTAGTCCATGTGATGATGAGGTTATCATGGTCTTTGATGTTTGTGACGTTGGAAATACATCTATATTTGTAATAAAATCTCTAATACTTTCTCCAAGCAAGCTTCTGTAATATAGCTCTATATCCTTTGTCTTATCACCCCTAAATCCAGTCTTTAGATGCTCTGCCATTTTCTTGTCAATTATTGCATCTTCTTTATTTTGAATTTGTGGGGAAATACCTTTTGATAGTAGTATTTCATTGAGGTCTTCTATGTATTTTTTACTCACATCACCAGGAGATCTTGCAACATAGTAATTATTCATAATCAAATTGTTTGGTGGTGGCCAAAATACTGGTGGTTCATCTATTTTTTGAATTCTTATTTCAAATATATTATTTTGGTCTGATGATCCAGATATTGCAGAATCAACATGTGATTGAGTAAATAATATTCCAGTTCTTATGCTGGAATCAACTAGCAATAATCTTGACTTATCAAATGAATCGATATTTTTTATATATCTTGATGCAAACTCAAGACCCTGCTTTGTATTGAGTCTTATAGTTCCACTTGGCATAATATCCATTATATCAATATTTGGCAGATCTCCAACTTTGGATGGATCTTTTATTATAATATCTTTTGGAGCAATACATATATAAAGTCTTTTTGCAGAATCAGCTCCATCTACAATAATTTCTTTTATTAAAATTAAGTAAGGCTCTTTTATTGTAGTTTGTGCAAACTTATATATATAGTTATTTCCATTGATTAGTTTGTTTTTGTTTATTTGCATTGAATAAAACTGTTGAACAGAAAATACCATTGGAGCAGGATATATATCTTCTGTTGTGTCAAATCTTACTAAGTCTGGATTTAGCTGTATTTTTCCATATTGAACAGCATTTCTTTCAAATATTCTATCAGCTTCGCCATATAGCATTCTTGATTCTAATATCTTTGGTTTAATTATTTCAAAATTCTGAGGATCTCTTTGCTTCATTAGCGGCTCTATACATAAATCAAGCTGCCTTGCCGCATTACCTATTGATCTTGATCCAATTGGCTTTGATATTAGGTCTAGAATGAGATAGTCGATAGATGCTGTTGCCATCTTTATACATTGTTCAAATCGAGAAAAAACAATGGCTCTTTGCACGCTATATAGGCTTTTATTGCTTATATCAGGAGATATACCCTTAGATCTCATATATCCCAAAAAGACTGTATCTAAAGAATATGCATCTTTTAGCCCTGATTCTATTTCAGATATATTTGCATTAAATTCTTCATTATCCATTATTATAATCTTTGGAATAAATGCTGAATCTGCAGACTCATCAAACTTTGCAGATTGAAGAGATTCATTTATCAATCCAAATACATCAGATCTTGCTCCAGTAACACCTATATAAAGCTGAGATGATTGATTTAAGAAATATCTTGAGTAAAAAGATCTTATGTTATTTACTACATCTATTGCATATGAGAATGTTATTGCCCTTCCTGTGTAGTTGACTATTGCATCTTCTAGTATTCTTTTTACTTCATAATTTTTATATGGAGAATAAAGTAATGCTGAAATATTATTGCAAAATTCTCTTACCTTATTTTCTCCAACTATAGACGTTATGCTGCTCTCGTCTACTCCAAATATAAGACCGATGTTTTTATATACAGCGGATGATATATTCTCAATTATTGCGCTAACTGCTAATTTTTCATTAAGATTTGAAATAAATGGAACTGAAAAGTCCCTATAGTATTGTGCTATACCGGCCAAACTAACAAACTTATCAAAAGATACGTTTCTTTCAAATAAGCCATTTATATCATATGCGTTAAAAAAGTTAGAATAAACTACTTCCAGTTTATCATTACTTATGTTTAATGTATTTGAAATAGACTGAAGTTCTAATTTTATTTTGTCAATTATCTTTGGATCTTTCTTTGGAACTGATAGCGGATTCATTAAGAAGTCAGCTTGACCATCCGCAGATATCTTTCCCCAATATCTTGACATCTTCAAGAGCTTTACAAATTTATTTATAAATTCCGATACAGCCTCTGAAAATATTGAGGCAGAAAAAGATTCTGCATCTTCTGGAATCTCAGAATATGATCTAAAATATTCTTTTGTTATTCCAGGCATCAATGCCTCTAATAACCCATATTTTTCAATTATTTCTTTTGTATAAGTAGAGCCAATAATTTTAGTAGTAGCAGCTTTTGATGCCACCATTGATTCGTATGCTGATTCATCGGGCATTTCAGAGATATCTGCTATATCAAGCTCTGTAGTTCCACCCTCTTCGGATGATACAGTTGTGCTTTGAAGACCGCCTATATATCTTGTTACATAAAAATCAGTTCTTGATGGCATTGATAGTTTGCCATATTCCCAAGGATTCTTTTTAAATAAACCTGATGATGACTTTTGCCCAATTATATAGACCAAGCTACCAACTTTAAAATAAAGTCTTTGATCGTTTATTGCTCCAATCAGCTCCTCTATACTGGATGCTTGATTTGGCATGATATATCCAGATGGTATTGGCTCATTTTCGCTAAAAACTTTAATTATTCCAATTCCATCAGAATACTTTGAAGATGTTAAAGTCTTTAGAATTGAATCATCGTCTCCAGATAGTAATGATAGTATTGCTTTTTTGCTCACAGTTCTTGTTGTGTGAGTGATTGCAATTGAAGAATGTGCTCTAGAAAACATCCAAGATTGCTCAAGAGTAAATCTATGGCCACTGTCACATACCAAGCCCAAATCCTTAATTATATAAGCATCTGTTTCTTTTATCTCTTGTGCTGTTGATATTTTTGATTTTTTAAATAAAACATCAAGTATATTTTTTCTTGAAGATACAGATACTATATTGCCAACAACAGCTTCAACGTGTGGCCTCAAATCATTCATTTCTATTCCGTAATTTATAAGTGTTTTTACGGCTGAAACAAATGATTCTTTTCCTTTTGAATTTAGAATATTCAAAAGAACGTTTCTAATATAATTTTTGCTAGAAGGATCCTTATCAAACATTGATATAGATACTTTCTTTCCGCAGATTGGATAAGCTACCCTTGATAACTGATCACCAGAAGAAAGACTTCCATCTGGTGCAGTTGGCGGATAATATATATCCTCTCTTTTTAATCCAAGTCTTTCATTACCTACCAACTCATCAACCATATTTCCTGGTACTTTTGGTATGGCTATAAAATTAATTAATCCTTCATACTTCTTTGAGCTAAGTATTGATGATCCTACTGCAGAATCTTGGCTTATATGACATGGACAATTTGCAGTATTTCTTGAGAACCTATAGCCAATCTTAAATCCACTTTCAGACTGCTCGCTTGAAACTCCGCTTCCAGAATATTCGCTATATGCAGCAAGTTGATATTCTGGAATTGATTCACCTTCGTTTATATAGCTCTTTCTAACTCTTGCAAGACAGGCATAATCTCTTTTTTCTTCTAGACTCTTAAGTATTCTTGTATCCTGCTTCATTGATGCAGCAAGCTTAATTAATGATGCCGCACAGAGTGTTTTATTTTGGAAAATTCCTCTAACTCCAGATGAAGATGCACCAAGAGATTTTAACTTATCATTTCTTATTATATGCCCAATTACGTTTAATAAAATCTTAGATTCTTGAGATCCATCAATTGCCTCTGGATCATATATCATACGATTAATTTCTTCCCAAGGATAACTCTTATTTAGTATGCTATTTAATATAGAGGATAGCTCTGTTGCTGATTTTTTTGAATATTGCTTATTTATTATTGCTGATATCATATTTTTTGCATCAGCAGATAGACTGTGAGATTGGGATGCTAATTCTGATTCTGATATAAAATCTCCATTTTCTTTAAAGAAAGAATATTGATTTTCAGATCTTGAAAATTCAGTTAGCTCATCTTTATATTCCGATGGAACCTGCGTAACTTGACCGCACACTCCGCATGCAATAGTGTTGAATGATTGCTGGTCTAGTATATTTTCTTCTGATTGAAAATATTTTTGAATCTCGTTATTTATATATGACTGAAGGCTAATATCATTAAGTGCCAATTCATCAATAACTGATGATGCATCAATCATATCCAATAATGAAGTTGAAATTATTCTATCTATTTTTTCTTTTATTGCATTTTTTGCAACTTTTTCTAATATAACTAAGATATTTCCATATACATAATATGCCGCATCTTCAGTTCCATCGCTATCTATTTTTATGTTAGATCTTGCAACGTATTTTGATACCTTTATATCAATATCTTTTTTTATCTTTTGCTCTCTTCCAAAAAGAAAAGACTTCATTAATCTGTAAAAAAATGAACTTATATTTTCAAATGTTTCTTTGTTTTCAAAAAGTCTTTTTGTAATAGAAAATCTGCTTTGAAATTCCCACTCAGCAGACTTTGTTTGTGTCCACTCTTGGCTTAAAAGAAGAGGATTTTTTCTTCTAAACTCATATATCAGCTGCTTAATTTCTCTATCTTTTTTTATGCTTTTTTCAAAAAACTCTTTTAGCTGATCAAAGCATTTGTCAAGCGTTCCATCAATTGCTTCGTCTGTTATTTTTGAAAGCTCTGCTGATTTAATGCTCATCTGAGTTATAAACTCAGAGATTTTAGAATCAGAAAGCATATCTGCATCCTGTTCGTCAACTATAGATATTGATTGAAGTCCAGATGAATCAAATGCATTATATACTGCTTTTGATAGTGGAACATCACTCTTTGGCAGGTCTAGTTTTTTCTGATTATTTTTTGAGTTTAATTCTAATATTGCTTCTGATATATCCTTTTTTTCTTCATTAACTTTATCAGGCTGAACTTCTACTGGAACATCTTCTTCTTTTTTGGACTTAAGCAAGCCAAGTTTATTCAAATAATAAGTTGCAAAATCTTTTATAAAGTTTAAGCTTAAAACATTGTTAATTTTTAATATTGAATCGATTGAAGATTCAGAATTTTTATCCTCTATATAATCAGCTAAAGAATAAAATAAATCTTCATTTTTTGATATATCTGCATCAATGGAACCAGAGGAAAGTTCTGATATAACCTGTAGAATTGCACCAGATATATTTGCATTTAAAACTGGCTCATTTTTTATATCGCTTGATCCATCAAGATCGAGTATATTTTTGTCAAACCCTCTTAGTGAGTTTAGAGCTTGTGCTGCAGAAAGAACTGTATTTTCTCCTGCAGCACCACTTGGATGTATCAATATCGAATGTAGAATTGCTTCTGTCTTACTTTGAAATGGACCAAAGAAGCGCTCTGATGGTGAAAAAGATTGTCCGCTAGTTACATACCAGCCATATAAGTTATCCTCTGCTGGTAGCTCTTCTGTTACTACCTCTTGTTCTACAACCTCTTCTGGTTTATTTTTTGAATAAAATTCTGTTTTATACTTATTAAAAGCAGAGGTTATTCCTTCTAATAATATGTCAGCATCAAGATCTGATGTTAACATTATTGTTCCGGCTGCAGTTATTAGAGTCTTTCTTTCTTCCTGTGATAATGTGTTATAATCTGGAGACCCAAAAAGCTTTTCAATAAAATCAGTATTATAATAAAAGGGATTATTTCCGGCAGCAATAGCCTCTTGCGCTTCTTTAATTGCATATTCAGAAATTCTTATTCTATCTTGAAGCGATGGCCTTATATCTTCTGAATTATTAAAGACTATATTTTTGTACATATAGTCTAGTTCTTCTAAGCTCTGTGCGGTCTTTTTAATCATAGTTCACTCTAATTAAATAATACTTTTTAATATATTTGAAAAAATAGCAGAAGATTCTTTTAGCGCATCCCTAATGCCCTCATCTTCTGTTCTTGATGATGGTATTAAGATTTCAGATGAATTTGTATCTATTTTTAGGTTATTTTTTCCACTTAGTTTTATATGAAAAATTTTCTTTATTAACTCTTCATATTTTTCCAATAATACCAGATTATCTTTTATTTCATCCAAAGATACAAGTGTTATAAACTTATAATATTCATCATCCAACAGAACTGCTCTTGGTGCATTCAAAAATAATTTTGACAGATTAAATCCATCTTCATCAAATATACTCATATAATATGGCCTTAGAGTTTCTCTTCCAGAGTGCTTTGATGGCAAGAAAAATCCAAATAGCTTTCTATTTCTAAATGATTTTTGTTTTATTTCAAAAAAACCACTTTGGTGGTCGGCTGAAATATTATCTAGCTTTTTTATTTCAGATATTATTTCTCTTGAAGATTCGCTTAAAAATGCAAAACTTTTAATATTTTCAATAACATAATTATAAAAGATAAAAATATCATCTTCGTATTTTTTGCTTATTTCAATAAGAAGGTCGCCTTCATTTATATTTAAGCCTAGACCATTTATTTTTCTAACACTTTCATTTAAATATAAATGAATGCACAAAAGAATTGTCAGAACCCTTGCTCTTTCTCTTGCCTGCTTTATCTTTAGTCCATTCATTCCCTTGTCTATTTCTAATATTTTTTCTTTAACTTTATCTTGAAATAAACTTAAGACGTTATTTTTTATTTTTTTATCATCTGGATAAAGATCGTGAAAGGCAGTTCTTGAATCTCTAAATATTTTTATAGCGGACAAAAGCTCTGAGAGACTTCCTGCAATATTTTCAAAAGGAATCTGTAGAAATTCCTCCTCTATTGCAAGAAGCCTCCTTGTTGATGCATCACCCTTGTGAAGCATTTTTTTTAAATATTCAATTTTAAATTGAGATATTTCTCTTTCTGTATTTAAGTATTTTAAATAATCTTGTTCCATTACTTCTGAAGCATATCACGAATCTTTTTATTCCTAGAAAGATTCTTTAATCTTAGATTTGCAGCCCAAGGAGAAAGTCCAACCTCCTCTGCTGCGTCCTTAATGCTATAGTCTTCAAGTGAAATTAGTCTCAAGATTTGAGATGTTTTATCATCAAGACCGTCACAAATAGATGCTATTGATGCCTCAGCCTCTAGTGCATCTGATTCGGCTCTCATATTTCCGAATATTGCATCTTCATTTCCGACTGAATCAATAAACAATACCTCTTCATCAAGGTTTGCGCTCATTCTGGTTCCAATTTCAGAAAAAAGAACTTCTTTTTTTGCTGTTCTAATTTCTTTTCTATATACCTTATCACATGATGAGCATTCGCGAGAAATCTCTGCACCATCTTTAATTTCTGATTTAAATGCCGTTGAGCCACACTCACAGGTCGATGGTAGTGATGCATCCTCAGAAACAGAAAATGCATTGTTTGAAAGTTTATTTTTGCTACGAATTTTTGAAATTATCTTGTTGTGAAGATGAATGTGAAGAAATGTGCTAAGCTTCACATTCTTTGTAGAGTCATAAGATCTAACACCCTCAATTGCAATTATTGCCAACTCCTGCTTTACATCTTCTGGCGCATAGTTTGGAATAAATAGAGAGTTTGACATCTTAAATAGGAGTGGATCGATTTTCTTTAGAACTCTGTCTAGTCCCTCTCCTGTATTTGTATTTACATAAAATTCTTCATTGTAAAGCCTTACATTGCCTTCGAAATGAGTGCTCATATTTTCTCCTTTTGGTTTTTTATTAATCAGCTAGGAATCAGTTAGTCAGACCAGTTGCTAATACAAAGCTCTTTATAATCACAGAAGTCGCAGAGCTTAGAGGGCTTCTTCTGCCAAGTATCTTCTTTTAGGATTAGGTGCCCATATTTTAAAATCTTCTCCTCACATTTTTTAAGATCATCAAATGTAAAATCCCAAGACTTTTCCTTGCAATCGTGCTTTAGAAGAGTGTAGCTTCCGGAAATCTTTTCTAGGTCGGGAAGCTCATTCTTTAGAACCATCGCATAAACGAGCAACTGAAAGCTGTCGAGGTAGGCAGGGTTCTTCGTCGTCTTGTAGTCCACTACTTTATAAGCACCGGGGCCGGTGCGGTCAACCCTATCTATAAATCCTTTGAGAAAAAAATCTCCGATGGTTATTTCGAATGGTTTTTCTACCCAAAGAACGTTGGGGAGACCCCTGGTCTTTATGTCATTTAAGTAGGACTGCATTATCAATTGCATGTTTTTATATTCTGGCTCCAAAAGCTCCTGATTGAAATCTTTTATTGCAGCCTCCATGCACTTCTTCATTAGGCCTGGATACTCTGTTGATGGTAGCTGATTTTCCATTAAGAATTCATGAAAATTCTCAAGTACTAAATGTAGGCATGATCCAAACTCAAGATGGACCCATGGCTTCTTTTCTATTGGAGGCTTCTCTACATAGCCATACCAATATTTTTTTGGACAGTCCTCGTATGTTTTGATTGATGATACTGAAAGTTTTATTTTTTTTGGTGTTGAATTTTGGTCTTGCATTAGAATATTTTACTCATAATTGGATCCTGAATCCAGGAAAAAACCTTTGGATTGCCAACTTGTTGGCCGAGATCCAATGGCCTTGGTGTAACCTGCTGAATAGATTGAATCCATCTGCACTCTCTTGAATCAAAATAATAAAAGACCATTTTTCCAGTCTTTGGATTTATAAAATATCTTACAAGATTGCTGCTTTGAACAGAGTCAAGCCCGACCCTAAAATTATAGGAATCAGATCTTGGTGCCATAGTATCTGTTGGCCTATTTATTATTTTTATAGCTTGTGCTGTCATTTTTTCTGGAGTAGATCCATCAATTATTACTAGTCCTGCCTTTGGATCAAAATCAAGATTGTTGTTTACCGTAGATACTTTTGATTGATATGGCTGTTCATTTATTAAAATTTCAAGTCTAAAATTAATAAAATCTAAGCTAGTTTTTCCTCCGTCAAATTTTTTATATTTATCTCTATCTGTTGCCTTCATTTCAAGGTCAACAAATTCTATTGATGTTTCTCTTGCTGGACTACCTGACTCAGTTACAGCAAGTGAATCAACTACTTCTGCATTTGGAGGAAGAATATTTATTCCTTGATTTTCTTCAAATCTTCTTGTTATTGCATTTAGAATGGTTCCCCACTCATGCTCAAATACATCAGAAGATTCTGATCCTGCTATAGCTACAAGTTTCAAGAGAACGCTGTTTCCAGAGGTCGGAAGCAAAAGCCTTGTTCCGGTTAAAAACTCAGATTCTATTGTTGGATCTGTACCATCAAATGTATAAAATACAACTGACGGTACATTTGTCTCTACCTCGACATACTCTGGTATACCTGATATTATTTGATTTGTGCTTTGAACTACTGTAAGAATGATTGCCATATCTTAAGCAGATATATTACCAGTGTAAAAAGAAATAGAGCTATCTCCATTTATTTTTGAAACATCTAGAACATTCTCAAACCTTTCTTTTAGAGAGTCATCATGTGTAATTACCAAAATCTTATATTTATTTTCAAGCTGCTTTATTATATTTACAAATAGAGTCTCTACACCACTTTTATCTAGAGGTGAATTTATTTCGTCAAGAAGCAGGAACTCTAGTGCAGAACCGCCATGTTGGGTTGCAATTTCTGACAGGGCGATTCTAAGTGATAGAGCTATTCTAAATTGCTCTCCACCACTGAGAGAGGAGAATCCGCAGAGAGCACCATCTTTCTTTACATTAAGATCAAGAGTTTCTACTGTAGAAATACCATCGGATCCAACCCTCTGTGTTTCTAAAGAAATTGAAAACTGATCAGAGATAGAAGAAAGAATTCTATTTGCTGTTCTCTGAAGATCTTCAATTACAGCCTCAAGAAGAAGTGCTTGAATTCCACTCTTTCCAAACATTTTTACCATCTTGTCAAAGATTGCCATTTGCTCATTCTTTGAGTCAAAAGATTTCTTTAGTTCATTTAGCTCAATCTTCTTTGCCGATAAAGATTCTGTTTTCTCTCTAAGAGAGCCAACCTTTATTCCTGCCTGCAGTATTTCATTAGAAATGACTTGAAGCTTTTCCTTTCCTGCCTTTAAATCATCGTGTAGGATTTGAAAATCTTCATTCTTTAGCGAATTTAAAATATCTTCATTTGCAGATATTTTTCTCTTTACTTCTACCATTCTTGAATAAAGATCTTCTTTTTCTTCTTCTCCAGCAGAGATTTCTTCTTTTAATATTTCTTTTTGAGAAAGAAGGTTTTTAATCTCTTCCTTTCCCCTCTCTATTTCTAGGTTATCTGCCTTTTGCTTCTCAAGTTCTTTTTTCAGCTCTGATAGGTACTGAATTCTTTTCTCTGCATTTGCCTTCTTTTTTGTATAGTAATCAACACTTGACTGATGCTCTGTGTGCAATCTTGATGCAATTTCTTCATTTACCTCCTGAAGACAAACATGACACTTTCCAGTGTGAAGATGAACATCAGAAAGCTCTTTTAGCTTTATCTTTGATTGCTGAATTGATCCAGAATATTCAATCCACTCTGTGGACATTCTCTCAATCTTTTGCTCAACATCTGGATCAAAAGATAGTGTCTTGATCTTTTTTTCAAGTAGGCTTATTTTTGATACTAACGAATCGCTTCTCTCCAATCTTTTTGTAAGAGATTGTAATACTTGATCAAATCTAGCCTTTAGATCCTTTCCGGATGCCTTTAGAGAGGCTATCTCTGCGATTGCCTTATCCCAGCTTGCAGTATCAATGTTGTTTTTCATCTTAAGATACTTTTCGGAAAGTGCCTCTACAGACTCCTGCAGATCCTCTTTCTCTTTCGACTTTGTCTCAAGTATCTTTGTAGCAGTCAAAAGCTCTGCTTCACTAGCAATAAGAGCTTGAACCTCCGCATTTAAAGAGTCATATCTTGCCTGATATTTTACAATTTCAGTTTGAATATCTTTTGCTTTTTTCTTTGCTTCTTTTTCAAAAGAGTCCCATTTTGAAATATCTACAATACTTTTAAGAATTTCTTTTTTCTTTGAAGCTTCTGATGTTGCAAATTCTGAGATATCATTCTGTCTAAAGTAAGCTGAATTTACAAATGTTTTATAATCAATCTTTAAAAGATTGACAATTCTGTCATTTGTTTCTCCTGATGTTGAGCCAGATAGTGACTTCCATTTTCCTTCTGAGTCAAGAGTAAAAAGATCTACTGTTGAAGTAGAAGTATTTCTTAGCCTAACTCTCTTTACGAGATAAGTTCCATCGCCATGAGAAAACTCCAACGAAACCTCACACTTATTTTCTCCCCATGTTATTACATCGTCCATTGTTGTTGCTCTGGACTTGTTATATAAACACCATAGGATTGATTCCATTATTGCAGATTTACCAGATCCATTTGATCTGTAATAATCTCCATCAACAGAGCCAACTAGAAGTGCAGAGTTAAAAAGTGAAAAATCTATTTCACTTACTTTGTGAGAAAAGAAGTTTTCTAACTTTAGTTTCTTTGGAAGCATTTTACACCATAATCTTTTTTGCTTCTTCTAGAAGCTTGTTTAAGAAATCGTCGTTAAGACCTTGGGTTTTTGCAAAAGCCTGAAATACCTCATAGTCTGTTTTGTGAGAAAGAATTTCTTTATCTTTCTCAAGCTTTACCTGCTCAACGTCCCATATTATTTTTGAAACATGAAATGCTCCAGCAGAATAAAGAGTTTTCTCTATCTCACCCCTTGAAAATAATGCTTGGGTTCCATCTTTTATTTTAATTTTTGCTCTGCAAATTTTATCATCAAGTGAGAACTTTTTAATCTGCTCACTATAATCTTGAAGATAAGTAAAAGCTGTAGATCCAGAAAGATCAAATGATAAGTCTAATAGTTCTCTGGTTGGAATCTTGACCTGTTCAAAGTCAGATTTTTCTGAATCAAAAACTAAAAAGAACTTTTCAACATCTGCATCACCAAAATTTGTCTTTTCAAGAGATCCAACATAATAAGCTTTTGGACCTGACTTTCTAATTCTTCTAAACTCATGATGATGACCCATTACCACACCACTTAGATTCTTTAGAGAATCTGGTGATACAAGAACTTCGTGTCCACCATAGTCAAAATAATTTCCTTCAAAGAAGAAATTGTGACCAACCGCTATTGATGGGATATCATCTGGTATTCTCTCTGCCATTTCTTTTAACTGCAAGTTAAAAAGATCTGTGCATTCTTTTGCTCCGGTACCGGCATACATTCTTTTGTCACGGTATGGAATAAGAAGCATGGCTTGAGATTCGCCATTTTTATTTGAATAGATTATTGACTCTGGCTTAAGAAGAATTCTAACATTCTTGTAGGAGTTTGCCTGCATTGTTGCTAATGCGCTGGTATAGCTATCTCCAGTCTTTCTGTAGTCATGATTTCCCATTATGACTACAGTAAAGATATTTGCATCAGAAAGTCTTTTTATTGCACGATCTGCAATCTGAATATGCTCAGTGGTTGGATTTCTTACTTCAAAAAGATCTCCAGTCTGAATAAATACTTCAACATTATTTGAAATGCAGTAGTCAATTATAAAGTTTAAGGAACGCTCGTAATCATCAACTCTGGTGTTTCCACCAGATCCGTTGGGGCGTCCAAGCGACATGATATTACCAATGTGGGTGTCACCGCAAATAACAGTTTTCATTTTTCCTCGTTATTTATTCTATATATTTTCCAACAACCGTTGATTAATTTTTCTGTATATTTTTCGTGATCTTTATTTAGTCTGCGCTGAATTGCAGAGCGAGAAACTCCAAACATCTTTGCTATATCATTATAGGATGATCCTGTCTTTATTTCTCCAGTATTAACATTTTTTGCTTCAATCTCGGAAATATAACCTGGATTATCGCTTCCCCACCTTGAATCGCTAATTTTCTTTTTAGTCTCTGCAGAGCGTTTCTTACCAAAGTTTGGATTTTTTTCTCCACTATTAATTTCGCTAAGGTGTCTCTTCTGCTCTTCGGTAAGGCTCTTACCCTTATTATGTGGAGTTTTGCCACTCATCTTTTGTATTGTCTCTTTGGAATGTTTTCTTCCGGCCATAGGCGAGTTTGACATAACTGCCATATTATAATGGTAATCGTAGTGATTTTTGATCTTAAAAATATCATCTAAATACTTTTGTTCTACAGAAAGAAGATCAGTAGTAGCAAGTGAATTGCTGCATATCTCTAAAATTTTAAATTCAAAAGAATCATTTCCATATTTGTTATATGCATTTTGCAGAAAAATATTTGCATGCCTCTTAGCCGTAAGATTTTTAAAATGATCTCGCAACCTATTTTCAAAGTTAGAGGTGGATCCAATATACATCTTCCCATCCTTAAGGTTTAAAATGCAGTATATTCCACATTTATTAAGATCATCCTTATTTCCTTTGAATTTTATCATAAGCACCTCACTTTATTATACCAAAGTGAGTGTCACTAAAGCAAATTTATTTATGATAATATATCAGTTATTAATTACGGTTTTCATTTTGACTCCAGCATTTTTTTCAATTTTTCATTTAGTCTTTCTATTTTATCAGGATCTTCCTTTGAGCTTTCAAAAGAAATACGATCTATTTTTCTCAATAGTCCAGACATATTATCTATTTGGCCTGGGTTCTTTGAAAGAAACTCTCTAATTATTGCAGATGTATTTAAAAGAATTGGAAAGGCAACCCTTTTTTGCTCTATTACATCTTGATATGCTCCTGGATTTTTAACCATAGACCTCATTTCAACCATTGCTTCTGAGAATGTCTTGCCTGTGCAAAACATATAAAAGTCAATTGATGAAACACCCTGATTGCATCCATAACAAAAGAAATTATTATCTCTTGAGTTTATATAGCAAGAAGATGTCTTTTCTTTTCCATGTTTATGATCTACAGATGGGCAACGACAACGGTAATCAAAATTACCTGCTGAAGTTGATTCAAGCTGAATTCCAAATTGTGATGCAAGCTCTAATATTTTTACTTGCTTTGCTATGTCTGTTCTGGATGCAATTTTCATTTTATTACTTAAATATTGAAATTAAATTTGACCAAAATGACGTACCCTTTTGCTGTGGCTCAATTTTTGCAATATCATTCTTTGCAACTCTAAAATAGACGGGCTGCCTACAGCTCTGGTCTATATAGTACGCCATTCCTGGCTCAGTTATATTTGCTGCAAGAGAAGAATTCATAATAATTCTTGATTCCATATCTGAAGAAACTCTCATTGCAATTCTTCCTGTAAAGTTTGCCTTAATTTGACCTGGAAGAATTGATGATGATGGACGCTGTGTTGCTAGGATAACAGAGATTCCTGCGGCTCTACCTTTTTGAGAAATTGTAAGAACCTTGTTTAGATTCTTTTTGTCAGAAAGGTAAACATCTGACCACTCATCAATAATTAAGGCATATGGGCAAATCTTCTGAGAACTCATCATATTGTTCTGGACTGCAGAGACATATCCTCTTTTGCTCAAAAGAGAATAAATTGTATTCATCCTATCTATAATAGAATCAAGCGTTCTTCCGAAATCATCAGGATCGGAAACAACCGTACAGGGCCGTCTTTTGCTAAATTCATTGAAGTCTACAATTTTAGGGTCAATTATTGTTACTGCAACACCAGATGTCAAAAGGCACTCAACCATTACCTTTAAAAGCGTACTCTTTCCTGCGCCGGGGGCACCTGCCACTAGGGTATTGGGGACAGCCCCTTGATCCACTACCAGCGGCCCGCCTAGCGCGGTGCAGCCAAGCACCATAGGGGAGAGGGCCGAAGCGGGCAGGAGGGCTAGGGCTTGACTTAGGAGCATCTGGTCAACGTCCCTTCTTTGGATCGAAATCTTGTAGGAACCCGTTTGGTAATTGATCTCACCATTTGGCTCACTCATTGATCCCATGTAAAGTGCAAAATCTCCAATTGATTTTGCAAGTTTAGACAGTTTTGTTCCAAATTCTGGATAAACGTCAAATATGTCAAAAGACCCAATCTGGGTCTTTTTGATTTCTGCAACTTGGATTTTTTGAATGAAGAAGAAGTGTCTTGCTCTCTCTACATCTTTATCCATATTTACCTCTTGAGTTTTTTCAACTCCCTTTCAAGTTCTCTTAACTTAACCTCGTTTTTTACCAGCTCATCCCTCGTTTTTAACGAGGAGCGAAGGGAAAGAATAATGAGGCCGAATATTCCTTCACCCGGTACTACCTTATCCAACTCGTCAGCCGTTGTCAATAGCCTTGTTAAAATTGATTTGACATTGTTATGATAGGCTTGTGTCTGGTTGTCAGGATGCGTTTTATCGGCTAATAACTTTTTATATTCCTCTATGACTCCAGAGAATCTAATCTTTGCTTCTTGCTTTTTATTATCAAGATAAGAAGAGTTTTTTGGAATTTCTATTTCGTCACTCATTTTTTCTCCGGTATTAACACTAGGTAAATTCCGCATTCTTTATGCATCTGAAAGAATTTCTGAATTTTTAAAATTTTATCTGAACTAAATATACCAAAATCTCGATGCAAAAAATTAATAACATTAAATGCTTTGTTATAATTTTCTACTGGCCCAGAGAAAAGATCCGCTGCGCTATCTAAGAAGTTCATTAGCTTTTGCTGCTTTTCAGCAGGAACCGTAGATAGATCTAGCAGCAGATTATTATTAGAAGAACAATAAATAAAGCCGTCCTTATCAGCATTTCCGTGGCATCCTAAGTATAAGTTCAATTTTGTCACTGTTTTTCATTATACTGAAAATAATTATATATAGTTAAACTTGATAAATGATTTCGCCAAAATATCTAGTGTATTCACGCCTGAATTATTATTTATATTTATTGATGGTGTTGCTGTTGTTCCACCATTCACAATAACTCCGCTGAACCATAGAGCATGAACATTTGAATCATTTAATGCTGCTGTTGTAAAGCCTGGTACACTTGACGTTATCTCTGCATTTTGAACACCAAGCTGTAGATCTACTCCGGCGTGAGTAAATGTTCCGCTTGTTGCAAGAGTAAAGTTTATAGTATTGTTTGCTCCTGCTCCGCTAAACTTTAGTAAAATTACTCCTCTTATTTCTACAGCAGAGTTTACTGGCATATTTGCAATATTAAAAAATGTATTTGGGCCAGATGGAGCTATTGGTATTGTAGTTGTTCCTGCCAATATTTTTGATGTTTCCGTCATTGATATTGTTGCAGTATTTGGGCTTGTTGTAACTTTTACTCCGTTTGTTCCAGACAAAGTCATAGTTGTGTTGCCCAAGCTAGCAGTTGTTGGAGTTGCACCATCTGTAAATGTGCTATAAGTATATGTAGCGCCAGTTCCACCGTTAAGGGATGTAACGCCGGTATTTGATATTGTTATATTATCTGATGCAGATGAGACCAAAACTCCAATGCCAGTTCCTGGAACAAAGGTAAATGTATCATTTGCAAGATCTGCGGCTGCTGTATTTGTTCCATCTGACATGGTTCCAAATGAGTTATATGTTATTGCTCCCTTTGCGCCATTAAATGTAGTTACGCCATCATTATTTACTGTTACATTTCCTGAGCCAGATGTTGTAATGGCAGTTCCTGCTGTTATGGCAGTAACACCAGTGTTACCTATTGTAACGCTTCCCGTTCCAGCAGAAACAGAAATCCCTGTTCCAGCTACAGCCTGAGTTACGCCAGTATTTGATATTGTCATAGAATCTGCTGGGCCGTTTACCAATACCCCAATTCCTGTTCCGGCAACAAAAGTAAATGTATCATTTGCCTGATCTGCAACTGCAGATACATTTCCATCTGACATTGTTCCAAATGCTGGCTGGGAAGAATTTATAGTTAACGTATTTTGATCTGTTCTTACTACGTTAACATTTGTGCCACCAACAAAAGTTACATTGTCTGTTGATGCATCAGATCCGGTAAGTCTTAGGTCTGCTGATTTTGGTGTAGCATTTGTTTCTGCTGAAATACCATATGTAGTATTTGTATCGTTTGCTGATGCAGAAATTGTAATTTTATTTGCATCAGTCCTAACTATTGTTACGTTACTTCCGCCGGTAAAAGTTACATTATCAGTATAGCCATCTGTATCTGTTAACCTTAAGTCTGCAGAATTTCCTGTTTGACTTGTCTCTGCTGATACAGAATACTTTGTATTGGTATCAATATCTGCCGTTGAAAATGTAATTGTATTTTCATTTGTTCTTATTATTGTAACGTTTGTACCGCCAACAAAAGTTACATTGTCGGTATAACCATCGGAGTCTGTCAGTCTTAGATCTGCAGAATTTCCTGTTTGACTACTTTCAGAGGATATGCCATAGCTTTTTACTGCAACTTTTGTTGTAGCATATTCATAGCCATCAATTCTAATTTCATTATTATCATTGTCAATTTCAATTGGCATATTATCCTCTAAAATTTACAAGTAGTTAGCTTTACTGTTGCAACCCAAGCAGATGGATAGAAGGATAGTGCGGGGTGATTATCAAATACATTTATTTGTATTATATTTGTTCCTCCAAGGGTCATTGTTGCCCCTACCCATCCCGGTCCAGCAGTAAAATAAGGTGTTCTTGATATATAGGTAATAAGTGGAGCAGATATTGATCCTGGGGCTGGAGTTGTAACTGGTCCAAACCCCATTGATTCAATCTTATATGCTCCAACTTCTTGAATTGGTCCAGCTAATTTTCCAACCAACATTACAGATATGTGGTATGCTGAATTTAAATCCATACTATAATTTGCGCCAAGACCATCAATGCTGAGAACTAATCCTGGTGGACCAAATGGATTAAGAATCTTACCCCTTACGGTATATTCGCTTGTTTGGGCATCGCCAACTACGGCAAACTTTCCAGATCCATGAGCAAATTCACCCTGTACTTTTGATAATGAATCAACACCAAATGTTAATGATGCTTTTCCAAATACTCCATTGCCAACTCCAAATACTGCTGAATCATCTGCACCAAAATTAGTTAGATTTTGAGTTCCAGCAGATATTGAATTTTTTGCCTTTATAGAATTTTTGAAACCAGATATATTTGTTCTTTGTGCATCTGCGCTAATTCCACCGTCATTATCTGCTGAGTTTTCCTCTCCAGATACGGCATTATAATTTCCACGAACATAATTCTTTGTTCCAGATACTATATTACCATCATCATCTACGTCAGAAACATACCCAGTTACAGCATTAAAATCTCCCTCTACCTCATTTTCTCTTCCGGTTATAAGGGAGTTATTTGCAGATGATAGGTGCTCTCTTCCTCCGACAAGATTTGTCGAGCCGCCAGCTATATTATTTGCCTCTCCAGATACTAAAGATCCGGTAGATGCTACTGTATTTGAGTTTCCAAATACTGCAGCATTATTTGCTGATGCAGTATTTGATGCTCCTCCTACAAATGAGTTTTGACCTGATGCAGTATTTTCTGCTCCAGCTGCAAATGAAGAGGTTCCACTCGCCGTGGTATTTCTACCTAGTGCTGCAGAGTAATTACCTCTGCTACCATCATTCCATTGAGTTGACTCTACGCTTCCTGCTCTAAAGGCACCTTTTGATTTATCAAAAAGAAATCTTTCATTACCCTTTGTTCCATCGTTCATATCATCAAGCTTTGATGATCCGTAAACAAAGTCCATTCCTGTTGTATAGTCTGTATCGGCTTGCCTTACTACATCATCAACTGTATCTGAGTTTGTATCTGCAGTTTCAAAAGGAGAAGAACCAATGACTACTGATGCAACTGCAGCATCAGTATATTCATACACTTCTCTTAGGTCAAGATAATAATATCTTGTTCCATCAATATCCTGATACTCTGGTATTGCAGATGCCTGATCTTCAAATCTTGCGACATTATTTACCTCAACAGCATTATCGGCAAGATTCTGGTGCTGCAACTTTGACTTAACATGAGCAACCAAATCAATTTTTCCTGCATGACCATCATATGGCTCTCCGTCGTGAACGTGACCTGTTAGCCTTGGATCATCTGCATCTAATAGGGAGCCTTCATAACTTCCATATAGGCCTCCAAACCAAGAGTTTGCAACATCCGCAGTTACTATCGTGGAGCCAGAAGTATATTTTGTTAATTTTTTGCTTGAGGTTGCCATTTTATTTATTCTTTACTTTATCTTTAATATAAGTAGATGGCTTAAACTTTACAGACAAAAATTCATCCAATACCATTTCTTGCATTGTCTTTGGATTTCTTACCGGTCTTGGCTTCTGCTTATATAGCGTAAATTTTCCAAAATTAACTATAGAAATTTCATTTCCTGATGAAAGCTCTTCTGTAATGCAGTCGAAAAGAACATCTATCATTTGTGAGCTTTCTTTTATTGAAAATAAAGTTTTTTCTGATAACTTTCTTGCTAATTCTTTTTTGTTAACCATTTCTCATATCCTTAGTTTTATTATACATACTATATAAGTATAAATAGTAAATATGACTAGATTATATCTACGTCCGAAAAACTATTCGCATGAGAACTTGACTTTTTTAAATCTTCGGCAAGTTTTTCAATATTTGATTTATAAAACTCAACAATCCTCTTGAATTCTTCATCTTCCATTACTAAGATGTCAATTCCATAGTTTTGGTATAGTTTTTTTATTCTCTCTAATATTTTTTCTTCACTAATTTTTTTCTTCATTATGCTTCACTATATTCTTACATATATTAATAATTTCTTCTTTTTCCATTTTTTGTTTGAAAGAATTTACGCAATAAATACACCAAACTATATTTTCTTTTTTATATCCAAGTTCTGATTTTTTACAATCAAGTGTCATCTTATATGGATCGTGAAGAATTGATTTATTAGCTTTTGATATGTTCATTTCTAGGCCAGAATAAAAACACCTACCATCTTGAGATATAAACTGATGAATTATATCATCAATAGATATCTCAAATGGTAGGTTCTTTTTTGCTGCTCTTCTGTTTGCAGCACGATGGGCCTTCTGAAACATCGACAGTGCTTTTTTATCAATTAAATTGTTCCAGAATGCGCTCATAATATTTCCTATGCTGACTTATTTAAAACATTTACCATTACTCTCTGGTTTGATTTTGCACCAGCTGCTTTTGCAATTGTTCTAATTGCATTTGCAATACGGCCCTGCTTTCCAATAATCTTGCCAACATCTGAGGCTCCAACACGAACCTCATAAAGTGGACCCTTTGGTGAGCTTACCTCGGAAACTGCTACGGCAGCAGGATCATCTACAATGGCCTTAATCATAGTTCCAATTAATTCAGATATACCAGTCATTTTATTCTCCATTTTGAATTTCAATTTTATTTGTTGTAATTTCACCCTTTGCTGGGATTGTAATGTGCAAGAGTCCATCCTTTACAGATGCTTTTGCTGCAGACACATCAAAGTCATGACTTATTAGAAAGTTTGTTGAGAAATTTCTTCTAGCAATTCCTCTTACTATTGCACCATGATGGATCTTTGGTAGGGAAGAACTTCTATTGTTTGGAACGTCAATTATAACTTCGCTTGTTACACTATCTTCAGTAAGCTCAACTTCTTGATTTGTCTTTGTTGATTTAACTATAAGCTCCTGTCCATAGTAACAAACTTCAAGATCCTTTTTTGCATATCCGGCTAAAGCAAATTCCATATGAAATCCTTCAGCATCGCACCACTGATCATACTTTGGAAAAGTACCTGCTGTTCCAACCTTCTTTATATTTGTAACTTCTCTAAAAAACTCATCATCGTGAAGAAGTAGTTGTACTATTCTTCCTGGTATTGATATTCTGCTAGCCTTATTTCTATTCATTTTGTTCCTCAGCAATAGATTCGGTCTCTGTTTCTTTTACAATTTGTGTTGCATACCAAGTGCTTTTAGTACTAAAGTAATCAACAACTGAATATAGCGCCCAAGAAAGCACGCTTACTAGCCCACCAACTATTATTGGTGGCGCAATTTCAGATAGAAAACCAAAAAAGAATCCTACCCAAAATCCAGTACACATTGGACAGTTTATTAGTTTTCCTAGTACCTGAGAAATATTAGATACTTTTTCTCTTAGCTCTTCAAAAATAGCACCAGTAGTTATTATTATTGTAATTCCAACTAGCCCTAGGATTATAAGTTCTGTGCTCATGATATTAATATACTTTTTTTCTTATTGATAATCAAAATATTTTTATATTTTTTCTTTTAATTTTTCATTCAGGGTCTTTTTCATCTGTTGTGCAACGTAGATGTGCTCTGTTTGAGCATGGGGAGAGTCACGAAGCTGAAGATAGTGAATAAAATCTGGAAGGTAGAATGTGCAGTATAGCTCTGTCATTCTACCTTCTGGCAGAACGTAACGAGCAAATTCTCTGAATCTCTTATACTCATCGTTTGTAATTTTTCCATCTTCCTTTGCTTTTTTTGACTCTTTCATTGCCCAATCGTAATCACGAAATGATTCGCTGGTGTTCCTGAATTTTGCCTTGAATGAAAGCTCACACCACTTAGCAGTGTCATTTGGTGACAAGTTTGGATCAAATATCTTTCCCATTATTTCCTGTATATCTACATAGGGATGAACCATATCCTGGTTGAGTGTTCGATACCTTCCGCTGGTCATGTTCCAGCTTCCTGTCCTATGACGAAGCATTTGGACTGCGATGGATAGCGGGCAGCAGATACGCCATGTTGCACGCACATGCTCACGCACGGGTGCGTGGTGAACGTCTACCAACTCAACGGTAATCCCTGTCTCTCCAATAAGGCTGGATACATCTGGAGCACCACCGCTATAAGGCTCTGGTGCCTTAAATCCATCTACCGTTGATGCAAGCAGCGGATCTTGTCCTTCAAAAATCTTCCAGAAGGTTGTGCTCTTATACTCGCCATTCCTATATGCAGACTTTGCAATCTTTATGAAGTTAAAGAGATCTGTTGTAATATATGCAACCGATCCATCTTCAGACTGAGAAGACTTTACATATGGAGAGGCAAGGAATGGAGCCATTTCCCAATGCTGGTAAGATGCATCTTCTGATTCTTCTGAGGTTGAGAATGAGAAGGTTAAGGTTACCGATTCAAATGGCGAGGTATGATTATTTTCAACTAAAAACTTTGTTACACGAATAACCTCTTCATCTGATTTTGCAGCCGCCTTTGATTCATCAAGTGTAGAAACCCAAGCAGAATTTGCAACACTTCTTAAATTTCCTGTAATTATTAAATTCATTATTCCACCTTCTTTGCTACAGCAATAACATTCTTTCCTACAAAAATCTTCTTTGCTGCTGCCATTACATCTTCTGCTGTTACTTTTGAAAGCTTACGGTTTGTTGCTGCAATACTTGGAATCTTCTTCTTCATAAAGTAATGATCTACGCACTTAAGAGCAATTCCTTCTGCTGACTGCCAGCTTCTATAGATTCCTGTACGCATCTTATTCTTTGAACGCTGGACCTCTTCCTCTGTTGGAAGGGTAGTCATAGCCTTCTGAATCTCTGCAAGAATGATGCTCTTTGCCTGCTCCATATTCTGTGGTCTAGTTGAGAAGTGGATTGAGAAAGATCCAGATGTACGATCTGTTGAATTACCGGCACCGATTCCATACACAAGGTTTGCCTTTTCTCTTACCTCTTGAAATAGTCTGCTATCCATACCATCACCAAGAATATTTCCTAGGACTGCCGCTGCATATACCTCCTTGGAGCCATACTTGAATGAAGGCCAAGCCCAAATAACGTGAGCTTGCTCTAGATCGTTTCTTGGAACCTCTACAGTAAGAGTCTTTTTGACCTTTGTCTTTTCTGGAGTAAGAAGGAAGTTTGCCTGTCCATCCTGCTCACCAAAGTATTTGGTGATAACTGCCTCTGTCTCTGATTGCTTCATTGGAGCGCAAACAGAGATAAGCATATTCTCCTTCTTGTAGAAGGTAGAGAAGAAGTGCTTTAGGTGATCTAGCTGGATTGCATTAATTGACTCTTCTGTTCCAATTACAGGACGGGAAAGATAGTTTGAGTAGAACTTGCTTGCAAATTCCTTTCCAAGTGCTCGATTAACAGAGTCATTTCCAGATGCAAGCTCCTCTAGGATTACCTGCTTTTCCTTGTCAAACTCGGACTCTGGAAAGGCTGGATTTGTAACCATATCATGTAGAATCTCTACTCCAGCCTCAAAGTGATCTACAGGCAGCGTAATAAAATATACAACCTCTTCATGTGAGGTATAGGCATTTGAGTCACCGCCATAGAAAGCAATCTGGCGAGAAAGCTCAAAAGAATCGCGAGTAGGAGTACCCTTGAAGAGAAAGTGCTCAAGGAAATGAGCAGTACCATCTGGCACAGATGCCTCTCGCTCTAATGCCGAACCTGCCTGAAATGCAACCGCAATTGTGGCCAGCTTTGATGGATTTTTATTGATAATGAACTTCATTTTGACTCCCTAAGGATAATACTTAATTTTTTGACTTTTAATAGATACAAAAATAGCCGGGAAGATTTTAACCTGCCCGGCTAGTTTTTGGCTTACTTCTTCTTCTGTTCGATCATTACCTTCTTGCCGAAGGTAATGTGATTGAAGTGATGCTCGTTAGCCTTAACACCACACCACATTACGCGGCACTTTGGCTTTGGAACACCGATACCGAAGCCACCATCGGTCATTACGATTAGACCATCGTAATGCTTTTCGTCTGCCATTCGGAGAACGGGATCGACATTTGTGCCACCTCGACCGACTATGCCAAGCCTCTTTACCTTCTTCTCAAATGGCTTCGGGTCAGACTTGATCTCATGGTCAAACTGAAGCAAGTCCACCTTGACATGGGAGATCATACCGTTCAATTCCTGAAGGAAGTATTCTAGCTCTTGATCGGATACAGAGCCAGAGGTATCAATCGCAACAAGAATCTTGCTGGTGTAATCTCGCTTAGAGCCTGGGTCTTTGTAGCCGAAGCGACGGTTAGGACGCATACGGGTTGACTTTCGACCCATCATGATAATCTGATTGATGAAGTAACGAACCTCACGCTTCCAATTTACCACAGGCTTGTTTGCAGCGATGATCTGCTGAGCAAGGTTACCGGAAATATCTCCCCAGCCCTTCTTCTCCTGCTCCTTAATAGCTTGCTCTGCGATATTACGGACCTTCTCCTTGATAATATCGTCGTCGCACTCACCCCACATTTCGTGGTCGTCTACAAGCTCTCCCTTGCCTTCAAGGGCACCTTCTCCCTTCTCTTCCTCTTCCTTCTTAAGCTTCTCGTAGTACCACTCAGAGGACTCGTTATCTGGAAGCTGGAAGTTCTTAGGATAGAGGGCACCTTCTGGCAGACCCTCGATATGACAGTTGATTGCCATATCTGCTGCGTAATTGTAGCCCTTCATGTTGTAGTTGAAGTATTGATTACGAGAGATATGGTGAAGAAGAACGTGGAGAGCCTCATGCTTAAGGACTGCACGAAGCTGAGTGTAAGTCATCTTCTTCACAAAGTCTGGGTTGTAGTAAAGAGCGAGGTCAACACGACGAGTAGTGCCGACTGCCATTGTTGGCAAGTCCTTTCGCTCGATCTTGTTCAGATAGAGGAACACAGTACCGTAAAGAGGATAGAGAAGAACAAGAGTGGAGATTGCGGATTCAAGACTGTCACGCGCAGCACGATCATACGACATAATTTCTCCTTGGAAAGATTGGTGTTGTGTAAAAAAGAATAAGAGGGGGAGGGGACGCCTCCCCCTCTTATTAAGGGTAGACCCTAGTTCTTAGAGTCGATACCGTATACCTTGCGGAGAACCTCGCAGAAATCTGCATCGGACTGCCAAGGCATAACGATCTTCTTTGTCTTTGGATTGGAGAGGAGAGAAGTCCAGAGGTTAGAAGCAACATCCTTTGGAACCATGCCAAAGAACTTCTTAAGAGCCTCTGTCTGCTTCTCCTTCATCTTAGCGGCAGAGCGACCTGCAACCTCGTCAATGATGGAGTTAGCGAGTGCAGCGATTACCTCAATGTCTGAGCAAGCAGCCTCGATCTTTGGCTCCATTTCCTCAAACTTGTCAAGAACATCTGCTGCCTTAAGCTGAGAGAATTCGTTAGTCATGAACTTCTGGAACATAACTGCGACCTCTCGACCAACCCAGCCCTTAGCGATCTGAGTTACCATACCATCCGTATCATCGGTGAGATTCATAGCGATGATGGTATCGGAAAGAGCAGACCAAGAACGACGAGAAGGATAGACGCGACCAGACTCGATGTTACCGACTGGTGGATCAAGAAGGTTCTGATTGCGAGCAACAAACTCTACAACGGCAGGATGAACCTTCGCGGAACGTGCCCAATCAATCCATTCCTTTGGAGTAGGATCGAAATCGATCATAAACCAACGGTCAAGAAGAGCGGGGTCCATCTCGACAACATCGTAGTCATCATCGGCGTTAACTGCCGCTACGACACGCCAACCATCGGGAAGCCTCTCACCGTCAAGGCGACGGTCAAGGCAGATCTCGAATACTGCCTGAAGAACGTCCTTGCTGGCGCGGTTAAGCTCGTCAAAGAAGAGAATACCCTTGCTCTGAGGATCGCGAGGCCACCAGTAAGGCTTGAGGAAGGTGGTGATACCCTTCTCGGTATCAAGGTGAGGCAGACCCTTAATATCACCAACCTCACACTGAGAAAGGCGAACATCGAAGAAGGCGACACCCTGATCGGCGGCAGCCTGCTTGATTACAGAGGACTTGCCAACACCGTGCTTTGCGCGAAGCATGATGGACTTGTCGATTGGCATTTCACGAAGAACACGCTTGGTATGAGAAACGTTCATGATTTTTTTACTCCGGTAGTTGCGATTATTGAGTTAGAACGATTGTTGACTATTGACTGCTATGGGGCTTTCCCCGTTTCCGTACCGTGGCAACCTCGCCACGGCAACCCTATATCATAGATGGGTGCGATTTTTAGATTTTTTGAATTTGCCCATCTATCACTTTTCTGAACCGACGCTCTCTGCATTTTGTAGAGCCTCATTTAAGCTGCCCAACGAAGCGAGAGAGGCTCTTAGCTTAAGGAGATTATCCTTAAGTGACTGAACATCTGGCGACTCAGAATCCCATTGTGCCTTGAATTCCTCATATTCTGCTCTTAGACCATCTGTTGTATTCTCCCCGGTTGTCTGTCTAACGCTAAGAGAAGAAACATCTGCTCTTAGTGCCTGAACTTCTGCCTCTACATTTGATAGCTTTCGGTAAATATCATCTAAAGCATTTCTAAGAAAAAGAAATTGTGAATTGTCCATCCGTCCTCCTTTGTGGGCCACCTTGCCGCCCGCCCCTATAGCTTAACCACCTAGCGGTGAGCGGCAACCTATTTTTTAAATCCAATCTTTTATTTTTTAAATCGGCTTTCTTTTTGCCGTTGAGTCATTCGCCTTACCCATTCCGGCTGGCGACATTATGAATATAGGCACCGAACCGCAGAGGTCAAGTGCCATTCTAAAAAACTTTATTCTAACTTCTGAACGCCTAACCCAACGACATGAATCTGGTATCCTTTGTTGTCTAAAATCTCGACTTCCTCCTGGTCTTCCCTTCTGACTACAAGGGTCTTTTTCTGTATGGGCGTAGGCTTTGATACCTGCTGCTCTTGTGTAGTTGGATCGGCCTGTTTTGCTGCCAAGATAGACTTAAGCTCTTCAAGTTGAGAGTGAATCTTTTCAAGCTCTCTTGAAAAGAGACCTATACCACTTTTAAGCTCTATTACTGATTTTATTGTTTCGTTTATTTTGTCGCTCATTATACCTTCCTTGTTCCAAAAGCATGAGACTCAAGGAGTCCAGCGTGGGTTATTCTTATAAACTTAGAGTTTCTTCTAAGCTCTTCAAGACTTGTTGCATTAGCATAAGTCATTCCAGATCTTAGACCTCCAGCAAATTCTTCTAGTATTGGAGTTACTGATCCTTTTGCTGGAATTCTAGTGGATACTCCTTCTGCACAGGTTAATGGCTTTAAGCCTCCTCGATGATCTCTCTGAACTTCTGCTGATGCCATGCCTCGATAGACCTTGTATGTTATGCCGGCATTTTCATCGTGGATGGAGGCTCCCGGTGTCTCGTCGGTAGCAGCAAAAAGACTTCCGCACATTACAGCGTCAGCACCAGCAGCAATTGACTTAACAACATCCGATGGATAGCGAATACCACCATCTGCTATAATTGCTATTTTTCTGTGGTTATAAACTGCATTTCTCATATATAGGCACTGCATTATAGAATGAAGAAGTGGTACACCAAATCCTGTCTGAATTCTGGTAGAGCAGATACTTCCTGATCCTATGCCGACTCTTACTGCATTTACCATTCCTGTGGTTGCAAGAAAATGAAAGCCCTCTCCTGTTGCAACATTTCCTGCGATTATATTCACATCTGGTGCAATATCCTTTATTTTTCCAAGCCCATCTGCCATATAAGATGAATGACCATTTGCAACATCAACAAGAACTGCATCAAGCGGAACAGATGCCCAAAGCTCTTTAAATCTTGCTACCTCATCTTTTCCAAGTCCAACTGCAGCAACCTTTGGAATCTCTCTTTTGTTCGCATCTTCTGCTCTTACAATAGAGCGAATATTATCGATTTGCTCTGAAGTTGACATAAACCGATGAATAACTCCCATTCCGCCTGCAAGGCCAATTGCTATTGCCATAGCAGATTCAGTCACAGTATCCATTGGAGAAGAAATCATTGGTAGTGACATCTTTACTCCAGCAATCTCGGTATCAAGATTTGGAATAGATCTCGATCTTACTTCTGTAAATGTTGGTACCAAAAGTACATCATCAAATGCTAGAGCTTCAGTAATATTCATAGTCATTAAACTCCTTTAGGGAAAATTGTATTTCTTGAGCAAATTCTTCAGATGTCATATTGGTATATTCTTCAAGACAATAATAAGAATACCAATGATGGGCAACCTCATGGGTTATTATCTGAAAGTTTATAAATGGAGAATTTTTTGTTAAAACAATTGAATCAACTCCACTATCCGAAGGCCTAGGATCAAAATAACCTAACATATCTTCTTGTAGTGGAAGTTCCGCTGGAACAAGATTATCTCTGCTTATTTGGTTAAAGCCAACCTCAAAAAATTCTATTTTTTGATTTATTCTACACGGTGTTATATTTGAATTTATTTCTTTTATTTTTTTCAAGCTAGCAATAGAGGATACTAATATTCCTCTTTTTGTTAGGGAAACAGAATATCCTGTTTTTTCTTGTCTACGAAAAGAATATTGTACCGTATTTTTTTCGCCAATCTTAACTACATCATTTTGAATCCAGTCCTGAAATTTAATCTCATCAACTGGATAATAAGCCAGTGCAGATGATATAAGAAAAGTATATAGCATTATTTCCACCTTACCTTTTCTTGTATTGCAATTGCAAACTCTTCTGTACTGACTTTTGTAAACCTATCAAGACAGAATTCAGAATACCAATGGTGGGCTATTTCATGCACCATAACTCTGTAATTTGATTTATCATTATGTGATGTAATTACTATTGCATTATATCCTGGCTCATTTGCCCTTGGATCAAAGTATCCCCAAAGTGAGTCACGGCCAGTTTTACCACCACCTATATATTGAGAAGGAAATCTAGATGGATCATTTAACTGATTTTCTGAAATTTCATATATCTCAATAAAATCATCTTTTCCACACTTTTTATCAATTGCTCCTAATGACCGGATTTCTTTAAATGAAGCTAATGTAGAAGAATAAATTGCATCATAAATAAGATTATCATAATAGCCAGAGTTAGCCTGTCTATATATTTTATACTTAAGATCTATGTTGTGATAAAAGTTATATTCTTCCACCTCTGATTCATTTGGGAAGCTAATTCCTTCAACCGGTTCATAAGCTAGAGCAAATCCGGCCATTAGAAGAAACATTTTTTACTCCTGGTCTTCTCTCTGTGCTCTAGAATCTCTTGTCTGTGGCTCGTGTGATTCGGATCGAATCTCTACAACTAGATTGCTATTGCACTGTATCCATCCAATCTCCTCTTTTGTAAGGCCATCGTGATACCATACTGTCTTTGTTTCTTTGTTAGTTACTCGGATGTTGTATCTCATTTTTCTCCTAAATTACTCATTCTTTTCTGAAGGATTGAATTAACGAAGCTTTCTTTTAGATGCCTGCTTCCTAGCATCATTGGAATCTTTGATTTATTTACTTTTTTCAATACTGAGTAAAAAACCCATTTAGATCTATCATTAACCATATTTTCTAATGCTGGGTGATTATGTGGCAAAACTTGACATATTGCCGCCCTAATCTTTGCTGACTTATCCTTCGACATTTCCTCGGCGCAGGATAGCATCCCCCTTCTATGGTACGCTTCCATGCGGACCTTATCAGAGGGATCTTTTAAAAATCTTTCTACCTCATCTGAGGAGCAAATCTTTATGTATTCTACCTTTGCCGCAGCATCATAATCTTTAAAAATAGAGGGGTCTATTTTATCGACGTATAAACCATTTGATATTACTGTTTGTTTATATGGAAAAAGATTGCTTTTCTTATCAGAAGATAAAATCTCAACTGCCAACTCTGGATGTAAAGATGCTGCATGAAGCACTACTGCCCTAAAAGCATAAATAGATCCTGTTTTTGCAGAAATAAATCTATAAAAAGATTTTTCATTAAAAAGAGTTAGGCTTTCTTCTTTTGATATCTCAAAAGAGTTCCATATAGACCAACCAACCCCAATTGGATACTTAGAGCCTTTTGGGGTTAGATTTGTTATATACTTTGATATTTTTTCTTTTAGTTTTTTTACACTATCTTCATTGCTCATTTAGTTCCTTAAGATCTTTAACCTTGAAACCTGAAGCAGCC